AGCAGCGGCGCCAGAACCGCCGCAAGATGCGGGTGACCGGCAAGTCCGTGTTGCTGCTCAATGAGCTTGCTTTGCGCCGCGCCGAGAAGGCCAAGGAGAAACTAGAGGCGCGTGGTAACGAAGAACGTAGCTGATACTGGCGCGGGGCTGGACACGCCGCTAGTCCTGAAGGACGAGTGCTCGCCCCATGTCGTCGACACGTCGACGGACACCAAGCCGACGGCGCACCCCTGGTCGCACGCCATCGTGACCACGCCCGACGCGATCGTCCTGTTCTACCAGGAAGGTGCGAGCGGGCTCCTGATGGTGTACTCGGCGGACGGTGGGGTTTCTTGGAGCGCGCCGTTGGTGATCACCACTGCGACGGACGTCTACCCATCGGCGGTCGCCGACATTTGCACCCAGGACATTCATGTGATCTACAGCGAGGACGGCGATCCTGTGATAGGCGACGGTCATTCGGTGTACCATCGCGCCCTGATCTACGTTGGGGCGCCTGGTCTGCCTGCCTGGAATCTTGGTCAGGAGATCGAGGTAGCCTACGGGAATCCAGGGATTGGATACAGTAACGCGGTTCTGTCGGTTCAGGGTAGGGCCTGCGACAGCACAGATGACGACGATGGCAGGCTCATGGTTCTGGCCTTGCGCAAGACCTTCACCACTCGCACTTGGGCTACGTTCACCGCTACGGCGCCTTGGACACTCCAGGGAGCGGCTGAAAGCTCGGCGGCGGTGCCTACGGCTTCGGGGAACGAGCGGGCGGCGATGGCGCAGCAGGGGGGGATGGCATACGCGCTGACCTTCTCTGGGGGCCTTTATGGCTTCTACCGTTCAGGCGACGTTGCGTGGGGGGACGCGAGCGTCGCGTTCACCGCCCTGGATGGGTTCTCCGGCGACAACAACGAGGGCTTCGGGTTGGCGGTCGATTACCTGGGTTCGCTGACCACGACGCTGTCGGGCGGATCAGAGGTGTGCCCGACCGTCAAAGAGGCGGCAATTGCATACGTCAAGGACTCCCATGTTCTGTACCGAGAATATAGCGTGCCGGTCGGCGGCACGATGAGCGTGGTCGAGAGCGTTGCGTGGCCACAGAAAAACGCGTACCAGGCGACCATCTCCCGTGTGGGTCAATACTATAGGATAGCGGCCATTGTGGCTACACCGGCCCCGACAGCGAGGTCTGTGATATGGGCCGACGCGCCGTACTTCGGGTCATGGTATGCGATTGCGGAGGACGCCTCCGACGAGGAATGGAACTGGATCGGGGTGCCGCAGCACGCCACCAGCGGTTACGAATGGGCGGCTGCCTGGAGCGAGACTAAGACCAGCGCTTATAACGTGTACGTGGGTCGGTGTCCTATCGCTCTCTACCTCATGGTGTGCGAGACAGGGGCGGGCGTCGACGCGCCATCCCTCGCTCTTCCGCTGACGGACACGGGGGTGGGTGCTGACATACCAGGGCTGTTGCTGGCCTTGATCGATGCTGGCGCTGGTGCGGACGTGCCCGTAGTGATTCTGGCTGTGGCGGATACGGGGGCTGGCACCGAAGTGATTGGGCGGGCGGTTCCCCTCACGGACACTGGCGCGGGAACGGACACGGCGGTCATCAGGGTCGCGGTGGTCGATACTGGATCGGGCACCGAAGTGGCTGCCCTTATCGTGAGCGTAACGGACACAGGGAGTGGGGCCGATGCCATAGTGAACTCGCCGATCGTGTCGGTGCTGGACTACGGGTACGGCGGCGACGCCGCTACAATAGGATTGTCGATCACGGACACGGGCGCAGGATCGGATGCTGTGTTGCTGAGCATCATGGTTACCGACACGGGCTCTGGAGGCGAGACCCTTACTATTGTCCTGAACGTGACGGATGCTGGCGCAGGCGTCGACGCGATCGAGAAGAATAGCACGGTCATAGACGCGGCAGTAGGTGCCGACGCTGTCGCGCTGGCCGTCGGGAACACCGTCGGTTCTGGAGCGATACTGGCCGACTCTGGAACGGGAACAGAAGAAGTGACCATCCTGCTTAATGTGACGGACACGGGGATGGGCGCCGATGCCGCCACGATGGCGGTGCGCGTGGCGATGCTGGTTCTCCGGCTCCTCATGGAGCGTGGGAGAATCCGGCTGCGGGTGAAAGGCCCTGGAGCCTAAGGGAGAGAATCGATGGCCGACGAAACAGAGATGTCAGACTACGTCCCCATGCAGGGGCGCGAGGTTATCGCCCAGTTTGTTGGGCCGATCACATTGTGGCTTGGGGAAAAGACGCCATCGCTGGATTTGATCTTCACCTACGACGCGGGCGGCTTTGTCGACCTTTCGCCTGGCGGGAGTCCGGCGACGATCAACGTGTACATCGCTCGGTACCGAGGTGCGAAGGTGGTCATGACTGGTACTGCCACCATCATCGACGCGACAAAGGGCCAGGCCCTCTTCAACTTCCCGTCCGTGTTCACCGTACCTGGGCTGTACGAGGGCCAGGCGGCGCTGGACTTCGGCGGCGGGCAGGTGCAGAGCACACAGAAGTTCCTCATCCACGTTCGGGTAGGAACGCCGACATCGTAAGGGAGGCAGAAAGATGAGTCTGATGGGGGATACGTCCGACGACTCCGACGGAGGTTTATCCGCTTCCTACAGATCGCCTACTGCTGGTCGCAGGGGCACGATGATTACGTCTACCCTGGCGTCCAGGGATGGTACGGGTACATCCCGCCGCGCGTCCGCTGTGTTCGCTGCGGGCGGAGGGGGGACTATATCCCTGTGAGCGGAACCAAAGGGGGCTCTCGGCGGAGTGGCCGGAGGCCGACCGCTGGTCGGCGCCTGTCAAGGAGGCGCCAGTCCCCCATAAAGAGCGAACGCAAGCGAACGCGGCGGCAGACCCACGTTGAACGACGGAGTGGGCAGCGCGGCGGACGCTGATTTGTGGTATACTGAGAAGGATCAAAAGGAGGTTCTGTTCATGGCCAAGACTAAGAAGCAGGAAGCAGCCCCTTCCACTCAGCCGTCGGCGCCCCAGCAGGCGCCTCTTCCTGGCTTGTCGGTCGACGAGCTTAAGGCTCTCCTCGGCGACAAGGAAGTTCTGATCATGCAACTGCAGAAGCAGATGCGGGTGTATCAGGGGAACATCGCTGCCCTGGCCCAGGAACTTCAAGCTAGGCAGGAGGAGATCGAGAGGCTGCGCGGCAAGGGCAAGAAGGCGGCGAAGGAGACGGAAGCGGAAGCTGAATCCTGACTTGACGCTTCTCCACTGCCTGTGCTACACTAATTGAGTCCCTGAGGGACGAACCACCTCATCGTCGCGGAAGATACGATGAGTCGACGTCGTGCTGCGACGCGGCGTTGGTTGCGAATACGCCCCCTGGCTCGCGGCGCGTCGACAGTAAGTCCGCCGCCAGGGGGTATGGTATCTCTATTGGGCGGTTAGTTCAGCGGCAGAATGGCTGTCTCCAAAACAGCAGACGAGGGTTCAAGTCCTTCACCGCCTGCCATAGCTGAGGGGTGACCGAGAGGACGAAGGTGCACCGCTGCTAACGGTGAGACCCGCAAGGGTTCGCGGGTTCGAATCCCGCCCCCTCAGCCATACGGGAAGACCTATAGACTGGGGCGTAGCTTAGCGGTACAAAAGCGCCGATCTTATAAGTCGGTGATCGCGGGTTCGAATCCCGCCGCCCCGACCAGAGCACTTGGGAGATCGGGAGCCATAACAGAACGTTAACATAGGCCGTCGCAGTCCGATGGACGGACGCCCGCCTTGTAAGCGGGAGGCGCAGGTTCGATTCCTGTCGGCGGCTCCATGTGGGGGTGTGGCTCAATGGGAGAGCGCGGCGTTCGCAACGCCGAGGTTGCGGGTTCGACTCCCGCCGCCTCCACCATACGCGGGGGGTTAGTGATAATGGGAGCACACCTGCCTTGCAAGCAGGAAGTAGGAGTTCGACTCTCCTACCCTCCACCATGAGCCTCTGTAGCTCAGTTGGATCAAGAGCGCGTGACTTCGAATCACGAGGTCGCAGGTTCGAGTCCTGTCAGGGGCTCCATACTCTGGTATGGCGTAGTTGGTAGCGCGCGTGGCTGTTAACCACGAGGCGGGGGTTCGAGTCCTCCTACCGGAGCCAAGTGCGGGGTTAGCTCAACAAGGCAGAGCGGATGCTTTACACGCATTAGGTTGGGGGTTCGATTCCCTCACCCCGTACCATAAGCCGCCATAGTCTAGTGGAAAGACGGAGCCTTGGTACGGCTCAGGCGGGAGTCCGATTCTCCCTGGCGGCTCCAGCCGCTGTAGGTCAACTGGCAGACCGCGCGGTTCGTACCCGCGAGATGATGGTTCAAGTCCGTCCGGCGGCTCCAGAGTGGGGCGGTAGCATAAGGGCAAGTGCGGCGGTCTGATATGCCGCTGATGGGGGTTCGAATCCCTCCCGCCCTACCATAGCAGTGTGGCGCAATTGGCAGACGCGCCTGGTTCAAAACCAGGATGATGTGAGTTCGAATCTCACCACTGCTACCAAAGACGGAGTGTAGCGTAGTCAGGTAACGCACCTGGTTTGGGGCCAGGGGATCGGAGGTTCGAATCCTCCCGCTCCGACCATACGCCGCTGGGGTGTGACGGTGTGCACGCGTCCCTGTCAAGGACGAGGCAGCGGGTTCAACTCCCGTCAGTGGCGCCAGAGCGGGCGAAGTGTTGTGGTGGCACATCTGCCTTCCAAGCAGAGAGCGGGGGTTCGATTCCCCCCGCCCGCTCCATAGATGGAGAAAGATTTATCGGAGGTGACAATGGGTGTCATCGATGGAAAAGTACACGGGAAGCGGGCGCGGGAGATGGCGATGACTGCTACGATTCTTAACGTCGATGGGCCTAAGGCGCACGCTTTTTGGCCAGATGGTATCACGTCGAGCCTCAGATGGTGCGTGCCGATCCCATCGAACTGGAGGAAAGGCACGGACATCTTGCTACACATGATGTGCGTGCAATTCAATACTCCTGGGAGCCCGACAGTCGTCTTGAGGAGTTCCATCCAAGCACGACCGGCGGGCGAAGAAGCGACTTGGAACATCGAGAATGGTGCTGTTTGCGACCAGGCATTGCCGCAGGGACTTCATACGCGCGTTACCCGAACCATTTCTGGCGCTGATGTCGAACACGGTGAGATCATCGACTGGGTTCTCGTACGGAGAGGGGGCGAGGTGGCGGATACCGTGAATGATGAAGTGTTTTGTAAGATGAGCGCCTAGATAGAATACACAGCAGGTAAGTAACGCTGTAGGGCGGCAATGGGAGTAGCAGCCGACTTCGAAACTCGGTAAGCGGAAACGCGATGGGGGTTCGACTCCCTCCCCTACAGCCAAGCCGAGGTAGCTCAGTCCGGTAGAGCGCGTGCCTGAAGAACACGAAGTCGTTGGTTCAATTCCAACCCTCGGCGCCATGTCCCGCTAGCTCAACGGAGAAGAGCGCGTCGCTTCTAACGACGAGGATCGGGGTTCGAGTCCTCGGCGGGGTACCAAAGAGCCTCAGTAGCTCAGTGGAATAGAGCGCCTCCCTCCTAAGGAGGATGTCGCGGGTTCGAATCCCGCCTGGGGCTCCATATGCGCCGGTGTAGCTCAGTCTGGCCAGAGCGACGGACTCTTAATCCGTACGTCGCAGGTTCGAATCCTGCCGCCGGTACCATAGCAGGAGAGCGATATGGCGAGCCGCGTGAAGCTGACAGGCGCTGACGGAACGGTCGTGGAGCTTTCGCTTCGGGACACGGATTGGTACTGCCGTCAGTGCGGCAAATGGAATCCGAAGTACCGTCCAGCATGTCAGAATTGCGGCAAGCGGTGGTACAAAGATGGATAGCGTGTAGGGATGGCCGAGTGGTTGAAGGCGGCGGTCTGTAGAACCGCAGGGGTAACACCCCCCACGTGGGTTCAAATCCTACTCCCTACACCATAGTTGGGACGTCGCCCAACGGCAGGGCAACAGCCTTTTAAGCTGGAGTGTGCAGGTTCGAATCCTGTCGTCCCAACCATAGGGGCGTGGCGGAATTTGGCATACGCGCACGGCTTAGACCCGTGATTTTGGAGGTTCGAGTCCTCTCGCCCCCACCAGAGGCGGGTTGGTCTAGCGGTAAGGACGGGAGCCCTTCAAGCTCCAAGTAGGGGTTCGATTCCCCTACCCGCCTCCATACACCCTCGTGGCCCAACGGACAAGGCGTGTCCCTGCGGAGGACAAGATGCGGGTTCGACTCCCGCCGAGGGTACCACAGCGCGGCCCCATAGTCTAGCGGCTAGGACGCCTGGTTCTCAGCCAGGAATCGCGGGTTCAAGTCCTGCTGGGGCCGCCATTTCTCGTTGCGCGCGGGCACGAAACGCGACTTGACATTTACCTTCCTTAATGCTAAGGTGTATATACCTATGGGTAGTATGCAGCTTAGCGAGGGAGGTTTCTCTTCATGAGCAACAAGCGAAGGCTTCTTAAGCTGGCCGACAACCCTGTGGCAAAGCAGGACGAGCCCGAAGACCTTGACGAGCTTCTTGAGGAGCCCGAAGAGGAAGAAGAGGAGCCGTCCGTAGAGGAACTCATCGCTGACATGCGCAAGAGCCAGGCGGAGACGGCGAGGATCATGCTGAGCCTGACCCGCAGCCTGAGCGCGGTCGTGAAGCACGTCATGGCCCTCCAGAGCGACGAGGGCGAGGACGCGCTTGAGGCTACGACTTCCACTCCTGACTCGGAGAACGACGTCATGGAGAAGCAGGAGTCGGCAACCGAGAGCGAGTTCACGCCTTACGGCGAGAGCGATCTGGGAGAGCCGGAGACGGGCGCGGACACCGAGGAAGAGCCTGCCGTTCCGGCAGCCGAGTCCGAGCGTGCCGAGAGCGACCCTGGCCTTGTCAGCCTTCAGCGGAAGAGCCGGAAGAGCGTAGTCCGGAAGGACGACGCCTCCAGCAACTTCGGCGAGAAGGACAGCGACGTTCCAGGCAACCCTGCGGTCACACCCGACACGAAGGATTGGCCAGAGGATCAGACCGTGATCCCGCACAGCGACCTTGCACCTACGCTCCAGAAGCTCCAGAAGGAGAATCGGGAGATGCGAGAGGCGATGGTGGCTGCGGGCTTCATCAAGAAGGCACAGCCTCGCGGCGTCGGTGCTCGCACCGGCGACCCAGAGCCTGACCTCCAAAAGCTGGAGGAGCGGGCGAGAGGCATGTCCTTCCAGGAACTGAACCGAATGCGATCCCAGTGCGGCGACCTACCGACGGGGATAGTGTAGGAGGGACTAGCGAATGGCTTCTAGCGACTACGCTCTTTTGAGCAAGGTGGACAAGAGCCAGATTTGGAACCCTCGTACGCTAGCCGACTGGCTACAGAGGGTACCTGGCGGACAGCAGCCGAGGGAGCTACGATACGGCTACTTCGGCCCTGGAAGCGGACTGCTGCAGAAGGACATCACGACCACGCCTCCGGCGGACGCGTTCATCGCGACCGACTTCTTCGTCAACACCTTCGGGGCGAAGGTATGGGATAGCCTGAACAGCCAGACCCGCTTCTTCAACCTGATCAGGAAGGTGGCCTGGGGGCCAACCACTGGTTACCGTATCCGATCGGGTAGGAACGTTTCGACGCAGCCTGTGAGCGAGGTTGCGGCGCTTCCTGACATCGACAGCCCAGATCTCCAGACCGTGTACATCCAGCCGAAGTTCATCGTGACTTCGATTGGCGTCTCGGCCTTGGCACAGTTCCTGGGCACGCTGGAAGGCGGCATCGGTGACGCGTTGGCGGTCGCGCAGGAGACTGCGATGATCGACCACACCAAGAAGCTCAACGTCATGTTGCTGGCGAACGCCGACCAGAGGGTCGCGACAGGCGCGGCCACGCCTAGTGCCGTAACCCTGATCAACTCGGACTGGGTGAACGTTGGCGACGTCTTCCGCGAGGCGGGGCAGACTACGGACATCACGTGCCTCAGCGTCCCATCCGCGACGACCGCGACGTTCGACCAGACGACCACGACCGACCGTATCCTTTACGCGCGGACGCGTGCAGGCTTCAACAGCATTGATGACATCGTCAACCAGACCGACTTGGTCATCAACGGCACGACCTTCACGAGCATCGCGGCGGGCTACGGCAACCTGACGCACGCCAACCGCACCCCGCTCGCGTGGAGCGCGGGTAACGTGTTCTCGCAGGGAGCGAGCGCGCTCCGGCACGTGTCGACCACACACCTCGACCAGGCGATCGACCGAGTGCGCGAGAACGGCGGCGAGCCTGACCTTATCGTGACAGGCATCGAGCAGGTTACGAGGCTGGGCACCATCCTGCAGGCGAACCAGCACTTCGTAGGCGAAGGAACCTTCCAGGTCAAACTGGGGGGTGAGGGCACGCTCAAGGGCTACCCGACCGGCTTCCAGGTGGCTACCTACAAGGGCATTCCGGTCTTCCACGACTGGGACTGCTCGAAGGAGTACCAGCAGGCTGGCAGCGGCGACGCCGAGCGCGGTTCGGACGTCTACGTTCTGGACACCCGATTCCTGGAGATTCCTGTGCTGTTCACAACGCAGTACATGGAGTCGAGGGACTATCTCCAGAACAACATGCTGGGCATCAAGGCCATCTACCTGACGGCGGCAGACTTGCGCTGCCTGGACTTCAGGAAGCAGGCCAAGATCGTTGACCTGTCGGACGGTATCAACCTGACCTAAGGTCGAGCCTAGACTAGACAACAAACGGGGGACGGAGGGGGAGACCCCTCCCTCCCCTGGACATGTCGCAGGGCGCTCCAATAGGGGCGTTCGGCGGCGGGATGGGTTTAGCCTCCTTTCCTCATCCCGCCCCGACTACTACTGGATGGAGAAGGGGGAGTGGAGTCCCATTGCCACTTTAAATATAGCGACAATGGTGTGGGAGGTAGACTATGGCCTTTCCTGGGAGCAGACCCGTTAGGAGGCTTTCCGACACAGCGAAGCGAGTACGCGACGAGCTAGGCAAGGGGCAGGAAATCCTGCGCCACGCCAGCGCGGAGCGCGTCATGACCGCTACCAACACGCTCCGATCCTTGGTGATGGTTCCTGATGTGGACATCGTCCTGGTCGGGGTGCGCGTCGTTTCTGAGGGCGACGCAGCGAGCGACTACGTCGAGCTTCTCGCCCCCGCAGCGTACGACACGGCGGCGGGCACAGCCAACCGCCTGATCGCGCAGATTGCATCGGCAACTCTGGCCAACGACACGGTGCTCGACCCAGCGTTGCTCGGACTGAACGACAATATCGTGGTCGCCGGACAGCCGATTGTCCTGGCAACCAACGACAACGACAGCGGCGGCGAACTGTACGTGTACTGCCAGATCGACTATATTCTGGCTGACGACGCACGCACGTACAGGAGCTACGACTAGGGGAGTTAGAGATGGCTTTCCCTGGAAGCAGACCAGTCCGACTTCTGTACGGAACGTCGAAGCGCGTCGTGGACGAGCTTGGCAAGGGGCAGGAAGTCCTACGCAAGGATCACGGGCGCGTGCGCGGCATGTCGGCCAGCACGGCACGCGCGATCATCTACATCCCCGAAGTCGACATCGTCATCACCGACGTCGTCGTGATCGGCGAGGGGGTGTCCGCGAACGACGTGGCCGACGTGATCACCCCTACGGCGTTCAGCAGCGCTCCTGCTGCAGGCAACCGCCTTGTTACGCAGATCGCTGCGACGGACATGGCGGACGACACGGTGTTTCACGCGACGCTGGCGAACCTGAACAACAACAGAGTGGCCGCAGGCCAGCCGATTCTCCTAGTAGGGCAGGAGGTTGGTGGCGGCACCGTTACCGAAATCTTCGTCGAGATCAGCTACATCCTCGCGGATGAAGAGCGCTCGTACCGGAGCTACGGTTAAGGAGAATACGTATGGCTCTAACAGAACTAACCCTGGCTCAGTGGGCTGCGGCGGGCAGGAAGCCTGGGCGGGTTGAGTACATCAACGACGCGACGCTGACGGACGTTATGTACCGCATCGCAGGTAGCCCTGAGACGCTGGTCATCAACCTGGCGTACTTCGCCGACCTGGTGGACGGCAAGGTTGCGGGCGCGGCGATCGACGCGGACTCACTTGAGGCGGGACAAATCGCGACTGGCGCGGTCGGCTCCGACGAACTAGCGGCAGGCGCTGTGACCGACACCAAGGTGTCCAGCAAGATCGTGAAGGAGGTTGGCCACTTGGCCAGCGGAGTCCTTCGCGCGGGCGGCAACTACTCGGCGGGAGACGAGGTCGTCATCGGCGTGGTCACGCTCATCGTCGAGCAGATCAACGACGACTCGACAGACACCTGCAAGAACGGATCGTTCAACAACACGACCGACCCAGTGACTGCTGCGATGACCGCAGCCGATTACCCAGTCATTGGCCAGGGCGGCACAAAGGCCCTGATCGTAGGCGAGATCATCTACATCGGCACCGAGTACCTACGGGTCACGGTTGTCGACGGCAACAACGTAACGTTCGAACGCGCGGCGGCGGGATCGACAGCAGCCTCGCACATCGACACCACAGCGATCTACCACGACGCTCTGGGGACGGCGGCGGCGACCAAGGTTCCTGTGCCTACTCAGAACTTGACCGTCGCGGAGGTCACCCCGAACCTGGTGGCTGTCATCAACGAGAATGCGGGCACCGACACTACTGGGGCGAACGCTGTGAACGCGAAGAGCTTGGCGTCGGGTGCTATCATGGTGATCGTGGCGGACGCCGTCGGCGTGGTGGCGTTGGCGACAACCGAGACTGGCGCCAACACTGCGTGGGACGCTGTCACGATGCAGTACGGCGCGGCGGCTGGAGTCAAGCAGGTCTTCACAGCGGCTCTTACGCCGAGTGCTGGAGAGGACAGCGACGACGTGATCTACCTGCCCATTCCATTCGACCCGACGATCGTGCAGGTCTTCGTGATCACGGCGTCGACAGGCGCTGCGGTGCTGTGGAACGGCGACGCGGTCATCAACGTGGCGGCGGCTCCATTCCCTGCGTACATCGAACTCAACAACGACGGTGCCACGAAGTGGACTGCCAACGAGACGCTGTACGTGATCGCAATGGAGTAGAGAAAACAACGGAGGGGCGGGGTGTATAGCCGCTCCGCCCCTCACTAGGACTGAGGCATGGGCAACAGCTACAAGGCTCTGGTCGAGATGATCGGCGGTCGCCTCAAGGGGATCGATGAGCGCCTGGCGGGCATGGACGACCGCATCACGGCGGAAAGCGCGGCCACTCGCGAGGACATCGCAGAGCTTCGGAAGACGGTAAACGAAGAGCAGGAGAAGCAGAACGCGCGGATCGACAAGTCCGAGAGGTTCGTTACGCTTCGCTCCGCAATAGAGCGCGCCATGATTTGGGGGATCGGCATCACGGTGTCGGTCGCTGGAGTGGTGGTGGGGCTCATCAGATTCGTATTCAGTTAGCCACGAGGAGGAACACGGCCTATGGCTAGACAAGAACGGACGGTACGCGAGTCCGTCCAGCCGCTGTCCAGGAAGCAGCCCATCTACCAGACCCTCTCCGCCGCAGGCACCGCCGAGAACATCGACGTGTCTGGCATGGAGGAATGGCGCAAGATCAGCATCACGACCGACCGCGCCGTGTACTTGGGCTTCGATGTGGACGCCACAGCGGTTCTCAGCGACACGAACGCTCTCCGGCTGAACGCGGGGGAGTCCTATTACGACGACCAGATTCGCGTGGAGACGCGCCTGCGCTTCATCAACATCAACCCTGCGGAGACGCCGACCCTGCGCGGCATAGCGTGGGGGGAATAGACGATGGCTATCGTTCCCAATCCTTCAGTTCATATCTCAGGTGATCTTTACGTCACCCTCGACAACGAGGAAGTCCTCGTAAAGGGTACGGTCGCTGCTGGGACGGCGACGTCCGATGCGCCTGTACTGATCGGCGCGGAAGACCCCTCCAACCAGGTTATTAACATCCAGGCCGACGCGTCTGGGCGCCTCTACGCGGACATCATCGACCGCGCGGCCCGCGACCTCGGCAAGGTCGACATCACGCTTTTCGACACGCAGATCACGCCGAGCGACTCCACTAGCAACCCGACTACCTCACCGCCTGTAGCCGCATTTATGATGGGCTACGACAGTGTGGCAGGGGACTGGGAGCGCGTCCGGATCACTCCTGGATCGGGATCGTTGACTGTAGACACCGAACTCCCAGCGGCGGGAGCCCTGGGCGACGGCTTGGCCAACCCGACCACGCCTATGATCGGGTCAGTCATGCTGATTTACAATAGCTCGACCTACGACAGGGTAGTCGAGGGTGCCGATGCTGGATCGGTCTTGGTGGATGTTTGCAGCAGGGCGGCGCGTGACCTTGGCAAGGTAGACGTTGCAGTATTCGACACCGCGATCACGGCGGCGGACGCTACCGCGACCCCGACGACATCGCCTCCGGTCGTATCGTTCGGTATGGTCTTCAACGGGACGAACTGGGACTTGATACGCGAGGGTGCGGCAGGCGCGGGCTCTGTCCTGGTAGACGTGGGCGACAGGGCCGCACGTCAGGTGGGCATCGTGGATACCGAACTGCCAGCGGCGGCTGCTTTGCAGGACAATGCGTCCAACCCTACTACCCCGATGGTCGGCGCGTGCTTGATGGGCTGGGAGACTGGCGGCAGCGTATGGGATAGAGTCCACGTGGACGGTTCTGGCAACTTGGCAGTAGCCATCATAGGTGCGGGAGTGGTCGACACTGAGCTACCCGCAGCAGCGGCACTGGCAGACGGCGCAGCAAACCCGACAACCCCGACGGTTGGCGCGGCAGGTTTGGTCTGGCACCCGACAGGGACTGCATGGGATCGCGTACGCTCCGCAGAGGAAGGTGATGGTCTTCTAGAGGGCGTGCCGGTATCGGGTACCTACATCTTCAACGGCACGAACTGGGACGCAGCGCGCGAGGGCAACGTTGCGGGTTCTATCTTCGTGGATGTCACCGACCGCGCAGCGCGCGTGGTCGGCATCGTCGACACCGAACTAGCAGCAGCCATTGCACTCAGCGATGCTTACGCCAACCCGACGACCGCTCCAGTCGGGGCGTTTCTGATGGGATTCGACGGCACGGACTGGGAGCGCGTACGCGTGACCAATACGGGTCAGCTTCACACGGACATCCAGGACAGGGCGGCGCGCGACCTTGGAAAGGTCGACATCGCCGACTTCGATGACGCGATCACGGCGGCGGACGCTACCGCGACCCCGACGACATCGCCTCCGGTCGTATCGTTCGGTATGGTCTTCAACGGCACCAACTGGGACTTGATGCGCGAAGGAGCGATTGCGGGATCAGTCATCGCCGACACGGAACTCCCAGCAGCCGCAGCGCTTGCGGACGGAGCGGCCAACCCTACTACGCCGATGGTCGGCTCGAACCTGATGGTCTGGAATCCTACTGGAACCGATTGGGATCGCGCGATTTCCGTCGAGAAGGGGGACGCCGCCTTGGCGGGCTTGTTGGCTGTCGGCGGCTACGTCTACAACGGTGCTACATGGGATAGGGTAGCAGAAGGCGCGGCAGCCGCAGGATCGGTTTTGACGGACGTAGCCGACAGGGCTGGACGCTTGCTGGGCATCGCCGACACTGAACTTGTCCTGCACGACCTGGACACTACTGGGGCCACAGACAACCAGGCTGCGGTCGGCTTGCTCCTTGAGAGCGCTGCTGGAGCCTTGGTGGTCGGAGCTACCAACCCGCTACCTATCAGCGACAACGGCGGAAGCCTGACGGTCGACGGATCGGTCACGGCGGACACCGAACTCCCAGCGGCGGGAGCCTTGGCCGACGGCCTGGCCAACCCGACCACACCGATGGTTGGAGCGGTTGGGCTGATTTTCAACAACGCGACCTACGACAGGGTGCGCGAGGGCTACGCGCCTGGCTCGGTCAGGGTCGACCCTTACTACGAGCCGGTTCGCGCGATCGGCACAAGCGCGGCCAACACACTACAGACCGTAAGTACCGCGACCGAGCCGTGCAAGGTTCTGTTCGTGACGGTGCACTTCTCGGCGGCGGTGACGCAGGACGTGACATGCACGCTGAACGCGGGCGCGGGCGCTGGCTACGACACCGTGCTGGAGACGATCAGCCTCGTCAACGCACAGGACGGCGTGTGGTTCCCCGACAGCGACGTGATCATCAGGAACGACGACCAGCTTGACGTGACAGCCCCCGCCGGAGGTGCGGGCGTGACGTCGGCAATTATGATCTACACCCAGCCGGTGGCAGTCTAGGCGGAGTGAGATGGGAGTGACAGTAGGTGGCGTAAGGCAGCCGCCCCCCGTCACGACGTTCGGTCTGCTTGATCAGATTATCGCGATCCTCGGATCGACCAAGACGACGTTCTGGCCGTTCTTGGAGACGACAGGAGACGATGTCTACTCCTACAAGGAGAACGTTCACACCGTGACCCAGGTCGATGGAGGAGTGGAGGGTTTCTACCCGCGCAGGCATCGCGGCGGCGTGCACAGCTTGTCCTTCAACGCTGCCGATAGCCAGATGCTTCTGGGTGAGGATCACGCGGACTTCGAGTTTGGGGATTCGGCGAATGACTCGCCGTTTTCGGTCGGCGCGTGGGTTTACCCGACGGACGACGCGGGCCATGTGATCATGGGCAAGTACCGCGAGGGGGCGGGCAACCTGAGGGAGTGGCAACTCCAGACGCTGGCCACCAGAGTGTATCGGATGACCCTCTGCGACGAGGACGTCGACGGCTTTGAGGAGGGCGACGGAGACACAGCGCTGACCCTGAACGAGTGGGCCTTCCTGGTGGCGGCCTACGACGGCAACGAGGCCGACCCTGAGATGTTCATGTACTTGAACGGAGCGGTCGACAGCGACGGGACGACCACCGAGACGCTTGTCTATACCGCGATGGAGCCGTCGGACGCGAAGCTCTCGATCGGAGCGCGGACTAACGTCGGAGACGCCGCCTGGTCGCCATTCACGGGCCGCATCGCGCTCCCATTCGTGTGCGGCAAGCAGTTGTCGGCGGTCGAGGTTAGGAACTTGTACGGGATCGGGAAGAGACTACTCGGCATCGACGAGTAAGGGGAGAGCAATATGACAACAACAGTAGACGGAGTGGCGCAGCCGATCCCTCTCACGACGTTCAAGCTGCTCGACGATATCATCGCGATCCTGGGCAGCACGAAGACCACGCTGTGGCCGTTCCTGGAGTCGACTGGATCGGTGTTGCAGTCCTACAAGGAGAATATCCATCCGCTGACGGCGCAGGACAGCGGCTCGGACGGCTTCTACCCGTACCGGCACAGGGGGCACGTGAACAGCCTGTCCTTCAACGCCTCCGACGATCAGTACTTGCTCGGAGAAGACCATGCGGACTTCGAGTTCGGCGACGCGGCGAACGACGTCCCGTTCTCGGTGGGCTGCTGGATTCAGCCGAGGGACATCACCGACGTCATGCTGCTGGCCAAGCATGACCTGACGGGGGCCGCCGAGGATCGGGAGTGGATACTTTGGCTCCATTCCGACAGCACGCTCAGGTTCGAACTGTACGACGAGAGCGCAGATGCAACGGAGCACGCGGAAGGCACAACGGCGGTGACCGCCAACGAGTGGAGCTTCGTTGTGATGACCTACGATGGCACTGAGGATGACCCGCTGATGTATCTTTACTTGAACGGAGCGGTGGATAACGGCGGGACGACCACAGAGACGGGAGCCTACGTCGCGATGGAAGCAGGGGCTACCCCGCTCATGATCGGGGCGCGGCTGAACGCTGCCGCTCCCTCTGATGAGTACACTGGCCGCTTGGCTTTGCCGTTCATTTGCGGCAAGGAGCTTTCGGCGTCCGATGTCACGGCGTTGTACGCGATCGGGCGGAGACTCCTCGGATTGAAGGCGTAAGGAAGGAACGGAGATGGTGGGAACGATCGAGGGCAACAAGTACGACCTGAACGGCGGGGACTTGATCCTGGACGCCGACGGCGATACGTTCATACGGGCGAGCACCGACGATCAGGTAGAGGTGCATATCGGCGGTGCCGAAAAGCTGCGGTACACTGCTGGAGCGTTCGCCTTCCAAGAGGCAACGGCGATCTCGACGACGGCGGGAGACCTGACGCTGCGCCCAGTAGGTTCCGTGATTGTTGCCAAGGCTTCTGGCATTCCCGTTATTAATCTAAACCATACAGGGGAGGTAAGTGCGAAGTCTCATCTTGTGTTTGTAAATGATAGTGTCGATCAGATGGGTATCATCTACGACTCCTACGAGACTGGGGCGCAGCGGCTGTCCGTTTGGGACTTGGTCACAGGGCCGAGCGAACTGTTCTACATCACGCCGACTGCCATCGCGGCTACCAAGATAGTCGACGTGTCCTCCATCGGCGCGGGCAACCCGCTGTTCAAGGTCGTCGCAACGACTGACGTCCCTACCGCAGCGTGGAACACGGACGAAGGCTACGAGGTTACTACGGCACCTACGGGCTGGATAGAAATGCTTGTCGGAGCCACATCAGTCTACGTTCCGTACTGGGTATAGGTTGTGAGCGACGCTGACATCCTGGATGGCGCACACATGGCCCACCTGGCCGCCGTACAGGCCGTTCTGGGGCCGAACATGGCGTTAGGGGAGTCATCCCCGCAGCGCGTGCGCGGGCCGCGACGTCGCGACGGTGGGACGGACAGGAAGCTCAGGCAGGTGCAGAGGCGGTTGAGGATGCTGGCGCAGGCGGCTGACTTCGCGGGGCAGACCGACCTGGCCGAGTTCGCGGAGGAGATACTCAAGGAGACGGAGGAGAAGTAGTGAAGCTGTTCGACGCGGTTTGGCACTGGGGCGGCGCGGCCTGGACGGACAAGACGGCCACCGCTCACTCCGGCATGGCCCTGACGGTGGCGGCGAGCGACAAGCTGTATCTGGCGTTCCCCGACTGGCTCTCTGGAGTGCTGTTCTACGTGAGCACTCCCGCGACGGACTGCGACTACACCGTTGAGATATGGGACGGGGAGTACTGGAAGCCGGTCGTGCCCGAATTCGCTTTTGAGGCGACGGCGACCACTCCAGGATACACCTGGAAGCAGGCGTACGATTTCACTGGGCACGGAGTGGCGTACTGGGGAAGGAATCCTAACGTGTGGCGCCTGGGTACGTCCGTTACGGATTGGCCGGAGGCGGGCGCTCCGCCTACCGCCAACGTCAGCGCGCTCTGGGTGCGGATCACGTTCGCGAGCCTGACAGGGAGCCTTGTGCTAGACAGGATGTTCCCGTTGCCGTACAACACGTACGCGACGATGAACCATGTGAAGAAGTTCATGGGCTGGAAGGGCTTCACGGATATCACCTCGCCGGAGGCCGCGATCGTCCGGCACATCATTCGGGGGGCAGAGGATTGGCTGGATCACTACTGCCGCAGGACATGGCGTATTCGGGCGGCGCATAAGGAGATGCAGGACTTCAACCCGTACGGTATCCGTCTCCGGAAACAGCCGCCGATCCTGGTGACGAGCCTGGGGATGTGGCAGGGGAACACCTTCGAGACGATGGTACAGGGGCGCGCCGGAGGGACTGCGGGGGATTATTGGCTCCATCCGGACAGGGGCATGGTGTACTTCAACCTGCCCAGCTTCCGGCTCCGGTACTACAGTTGGCTGCTCTCGCGATACCTGCGGCAGCCTGGTAGCATCGTCGTGGACTACGTCTACGGAACCGATTTCGAGACGCATGAGAACGCACAGACAGTGACGCACATCATCTTGCGGCAGGTCGGGGCTGACCTGGTCACGACTGCCGATGACACGGGCCTGACGACCAGCGGGCTGGATGTGCTCTCCAAGGCCGACAAGGTCAGCGAGTGGCACGAGACCGCCGAGTCTCGCGCGGAGCAACTGCGCGGGCTGGGTATGACCGGCCTGGGAATGGGGACGTGGTAATGCCAGGCCCTGTCTCGGAAAACTGGATAACGCTGGACACGCCGTCCCTGATGGAGCCTGGCGCGGAGCCAGTCCCAGCGGAGATCATACGCGACTTGGTTCGCACAGCGTGGATCGAAGCCGACCGCCTGCCGCAGCCGGAGATACATATCATGGACGACGTCACGATGCCTGGCGAGCAGATGCATCTGGATCGCGCCGACTTCGTTGTCCTTGGCGAGGTGCGGATGGACGAGCGGCAGCACGGGCACAGCTACACCTTCAAGGACTTCGACGTGACCGTCCCGATCGAGGTGCACACGAAGAAGAGCCGCCAGCGCCTCTATGATCTGATGGCCGAGGTACGGCGGATTATCTATACGTACCAGAGGGCGGTCAGGCCCTACCAGCAGATGTACTATGACACTTTCCAGGAGGTCAGCGAGGGCCTGCACAACTACTGGAAGGGCACCTGCTCCGTGCGGTTGACCAGCAGGATCGTGCCGGTCATCACGGGCATCACGACTGGGTTCGAGACCGACTCGCGTCCCAACGCCGCAGCCCGCGTGCCACAGAGGCACCCGCTGGTGATAGCGGTGACGATCGAGGAGCCGGAGGAGCCGGAGCCTCCTGACAAGGCACAGTCGGCGGACTTGTTCTAAGCAGAAGAGGAGAGAGACATGGCTGTTATAAGAACCGAGAACGCGTCAGTATCGTGGCTTCCTGAGTCCGTCTGGGGCGGGGGAGCCAGCGGGACATGGTACCGCTTTGGGCACTTTGAAATCCTCAACGCGCCCGATCCGGAGTACGAGTGGTATCCGTACTACGGCGTGTTCGCAGGCCGGAGCCGCAGCAACATCTTCCGAGGCAGGCAGACCCTCAGGGGCTCCATACCCGACATCAGGATGCAGGGATTCAACACTCTGTTCCTCACGAACATGTTCGGGCGATCCAGCGCGGGGTACTACCTCGAAGGCAAAAGTGCCACCGACGAGACGATCCCGTCGTTCGCGATGATTGTTGGCTTGAGGGACACCGACGGCACCTGGCAGCCGATCCGCGTCTACGTGGGCGGGCTGGTCAACCGATGGACAATGTCGGCCAACGAGGGCGAAGAGTTGCATTACAGCCTGGACGAGATGTTGTTCAAGGACTTGCAGCACAACATGGCTGGGATCGGAAAGTACAACGCGGGCATCGGTGCTTGGGGCGTCCAGGGCGAGGGGGCAGGCGGGCGGTTCACGTTTGCTGAGTGCCAGTTCCAGATGTTCGGACTGACGTTCTCGCGCATCCGCCGCTTCAGCCTCACCTGCGACCAGCAGATCGAGATGCGTTACTACCTGCAGCGAGGGGGCAGCAGCGATTACCAGCAGGTGCCGAACGGGTACGTGCCTGGCAAGCGCTCCTACCGCATGGAGGTCGACCTAGACATGGCCGATCCGACGATCGACCGCGACGTCTACGAATGGTTGCTCAGCCAGGGTGCGACGAGTTGGCCAGGTTACACAGTCGGCACGCAGATCGTCGCGGCGTTCACGCAGGTCGGTTCTGGCGAGGGAACCAACCAGCTTGTGCTCACGGCGGGCAGCACGCCGTCGTCGATCGCGCCATCTTCGGTCATAGTGAGCGCCCCGTACAACATCCCCGCTCCGCCAGCGGGAGTGCCGACCGTCACGGTCGCGTTCGATGTCGACAGCGCGCAGGTTTACGTCGCGTAGGAGGGATAACTATGCAGACCGAGACTAAGACGAAGCCAGGCACCCGCACTCCTGTAGTTCCGGAGAGGGCGCCGTACCCCGACAGGGAGAGGCACTACAAGCCTGACCGGCTCTGCCCCGATCAAAAGAAAGACGCCGGTTGGGGCGGCAGGCCACGAACGTAGGGGAGGTAGCTCCATGATAGGGGCAGTGCATCTACCAGCGAACTTCGACTGGGATCAGCTTCAGATTGTCTGCGACCCCAGCAAGACGATCCCACAGGCCATCGCTAGCGCAGCGGCTGACGAGGTGCAGCGTGCCATCGAGTGGTTTCACGACCCAGACGACGTGTATCTGGGCGATCCCACCGTGCGCTCGATCTCCGATGAGGAGGTTGTGCGGCGGATTGATGGCTGGCAGATCGAGTACAACAAGGAAGTCGACCGCTACAACCGGAGCCAGCCGGACTACAACAAGCTGGAGCGATACATACTGTCCGCCATGCCGTTCGAGCGGCAGCGGGCGCTGGTCGAGCGCTGGGAACGTATCTGGCAGGACTGGATGGAAGCCAATCCTGGCTGGATTTACGAATCCGACATTGGGTTCGTGCACGAGAAGTACGGGCACACCGGCGGCCCCGACGGGCTTGCGTTCCTGAACGGGCTGAAGGAAGTGTACCGACACGAGGACGATGATGACGACTACGACGTCCTCGGTTCAGTATAAAGGAGGGGCCTATCATGGCTAGAAAGAAGGAAGCAGCGTGGGAGCCGCTGACGGCGGCTGACATCGCGCAGGCCGCGTCGGCGAGTCAGACTGCGCTCGTGACCCTCGGCAACAAGCGCGCCGAGATTACTTACCGTCCGCTGACGTGGTGGGAGAGGAATCGTTGCATCTCGACGGCGACCGAGTACTTCGTAGAGAAGGACGGGGCGGGCAAGGACACCCTCAAGACCAGGTTCCACATGGAGACCTACTATGAGGAGGCGCTGAGGGTCATGCTGCAGATCGCACCGTTCCCTGTCAGCACGGTCGTTCTGCGTAACCTGCCCGTCGAACTTGGACGGCAGCTTGAGGCGCTTGTGCCTAACCCACTCGACTTCCAGAGCGAAGTCACCGCAGCAAAAAAAGAGTAGACCGCGCGCTGTCGCAGGACGCACTGCCCGATGACTCATTCATCTGGAGAAAGATGGTCGAGTTGGCGCTCCTGCGTGCAGGCATACCGCTGGAGACGCTCAAGCAACTCTCCGAGGAGGATGCCTGGTTGTACTACTTCCTGCTGCGGAAGCAGGACGAGATCGCCAACGCAGACGCGGCGGCAGAAGCTATGAGGATGAGGGGCAATGCCTAACGGAGAAGCCAGTGGCGACATAGTCGTCAAGATGGTCTTGACCGCCGAGGAGCTTGAACATCTAGGTTTGACTCGCTCCTCTGGCGGCCCTGGATGGGTTCCGCCAAGCGGGGCTCCATCGAAGGTAGCGATTGAGAAGGCATCGCCACCCTTCATGTCCATCTTCAAGCCCCTCGTAGCGCTGGAGGCGGTCAAGACCGGTGTCAAGACGCTCGTCCAGCACAGCAGCGTCGCCAATACCTACCTGGGGGCGATGGGAAAGATGTTCGGCGCGGCGGTCGACCTGCTGCTGCTGCCGTTCACCCCGCTCCTGAACATGCTGATGCTAGGGATGGGCAAGCTCATCCAGTGGCTCATCACGAGTGGTGTGCTGGAGAAGATTCACGAGGGCGTGCTGAACGTCGTGGACTTCCTCAAGGACATGGCCGACCACCTCAAGAACATCTGGAGCGCGATAACAAGCTTCAACATCAAAGACTTGGCAGGCGCTATTGGCGGCTCGATTGGGGACATCGCCAAGTTTGCCATCCAGCACCCGATCGAAGCTGCAGTCCTCGCTGGCGCGACCGCGCTCATGGCGCGTGGCGCATGGCGTTTTCTATTCGGTGCTCCTGGAGCGGGAGCGGGCGGCACGATGGGCGCGGGCTTCATGGGTGCTGGAGCAGCGGCGCGCGGGCTTGGTGGTGGAAGCTTGATGATGGGGCTTGGGCGCGCGGGCATGATCGGTGGCGGCGCGGCGATGCTAGGCTACAGCATGTACCAGGGAGCCACCGGCGGGAAGGTGCTCGGCATGGGCGGCGTGGGCGGCGGCCTGGCGGGAGCGGGCATGGCGGCTGCGGGCGGTGCCCTGATCGGTGGCACGGTCGGTAGCGTGGTGCCTGTGGTCGGCACAGGTATCGGCGCTGCTGCGGGTGCTGGAATTGGTGCTGGCGGGTACGGCCTGATGAAGCTAGGCGAAAAGCTAGGCTGGTTTGGTGGGGGCAAGCAGAAGGCCGAGGACGCGCAGGTGACGCTGCTACAGGAGCAGAACCAGATTCTCCGCTCGATGGGCGGCTTCGGGCCGAGCAGCATCTACCAGGACGTGTCGATCTACGGCACGCAGCCCGAACTCATAGCCGAAGAGGTGCTGGAGCAGAGCAAAGCGCAGGGCATGACTGTGGCGGGGGACTAGTCGATGGCCGACCCTATCCAACTGGATGTGTACCTTTACTATCCAGTGTCGTCCAGCCAGTACGATGCCGTCAAGCTGCGGTGTGAGTCGTGGCAGTACGTCGTGGGCCGCACCGCTATTGTTCAGCCGCTGCCTGGAGTACGGAAGGCTATGGATGGGGAGCCCGCCTGCCTCGCGCTGGACTTCGGCTCGATGACGGAGGACATCGTTCTCCGAGGGGCCATCCCCGACAATCCTTCGTTTGTGGGGGGCGAGTACGATACGAGCGTCCGGTTGCTGGAGTGGCCGGAGATCGAGCAGATTTTCCGCAGGTCTTGGCGGCACTACACGATGGGATGGACGCCCACGCAGTCGTGCGTCTTGGCGTTCTACGACGACCAGGGTTTCTACTACGATCACTACGTGCTGCCTGGGAAGCTGCATCTGAGGCGCGACGTGAGGGAGGAGTGGCAATTCACCGCCAGCTTCTACACGGTGCATTGGCAGTGGTTGTAATCCGATGAGTACGCGGGTCAAGTTCAAGGCGGCTGGATGGGTGAAGTGGCTCAACATAGAGTTGATCGACCACGTGATCAACCGCCAAGTGGTCGTTGTGCCCCTGCCTGGCGAACCGAGCCAAGGTTTGCCGCTCGCCTTCACGGTCGACATGGGGGCGATGTCGCAGGACATCGTGCTCAAGGGCGTGATCAAGGACAATGATGCCGAGTCTGGGCAGGCGTCGTGGCGCGACCTGCGGGCGATGGTGATTCGGTCGTGGAAGGATTTGGTGTTCGGATGGAGCGATCCGTTCAATCCGCAGAATGCCACGCGCATAGGGTACTACCCGCGCAAGGGGGGCACGATGTGGTACCGCTGCCTGCCGACCAGGCTGGACATGACGCGCACTGGTGGTAAGGGGCAGTGGGACTATTCGATGACGCTGGCAGTGGTGGCGTGGCCGCCTACAGATTACGAGGTCTAGGTTATGGCGCAGCAAGCTAAGGAGATCTGGTACGACGTGGGCGGGAACAATCCTGGATGGGGTCTCAGGCTCCCGTTCGTCTCCAGGATCAGGATGGAGAGTTCGGCGACGCAGCATTCCTCGGAGCTTATCGTGGAGTGCGGGCGATACGGTCTTCCACCGTCGGTGTGGTCGTGCATCAAAGTGCGCGATCCCGTCACGACCGCCGCTTTGTTCTTCGGGCGCATAGACGATGTCCGCCCGATTTACTCGGCGTCGCGCGGGGAGATGTGGCGCATCCATGCCCGCGATTTCATGCATACCTTAGCCGACAACCTGGTGGCGCACAAGCTTTACCATCCCTGGTGGGGGACATTCCTGCCAAACTGGCGCATGGACTGTGTCGAAGGCCAGGAGCCTGGCGAAGGAAACTGCGGCACCATGCGGGGATGGATCGTGCGCGACCTCGCCATGTCGGTGAAAAATGGCTTCGAAGGGCTGGAAGCTGGATCGGGCTACTTCGGTTCGGGCGACTATATCAGTCCTAACTATCTGGATTGCGCGGGCATGACTATCTTCGAGGCCATCCTCGAGTTGGCGGAGGGGCACCCGCAGGGTTCGTGGGAGCAGGATCAGAAGGTTGGGTACGACTTCCGCCAGGCGTTCAGCCGCCAGCCGCCGATATTCGAGTACTTCCAGAAGGGTAGCAGCGATTGGGACGACAGCAGGACGTTCAAATGGCAGCCGCCGGACACTCGCTACGCCTACATTCCGGTGATTTCCTTCGACGCTGAGAAGGAGGGCCGCAGCATCTACTCGCGGGCCATCGCGCACGGGCATGGCGATATGTTTCCTCATGGCAGGGAGTACGTTCCTGGGCTCGGCTGGAGGGACTGGGGAGGGTCGGCAAACCCATACTATAGCGACATTCGGGTCGCGGGGATGGATGACACCTGGAATCCTCCCACTAGCCTCAGGGTGCAGCGTGAGGCATATTGCCACGATGCGTCGATCCAAGATTCGAACGAACTCTGGAAGATGTGTGAGTCGCGGCTGCGGAGCAAAGATTACTATAAGGGTGACATGGCTGCGACCATCGCTGTGGCGGGTATTCCGCTCAATGGCGCGTCGATTCCCCGACCCCCGCTTCCAGGTGACAAGATTTGGGTAGACGTGCCGAGTATCACCCACCAGAAGTACGTCGTGGATAAGTGGGTATACGAAGAGCCACCTGGGCTTTCGTATTTCACCCTCGGACGGAGGCCACAGAGTGATGTGGTCGCACAGATCATCACCGAACGCCGCGCACGCCGCCAGGACGACGCGGCGGTCAAAGCATGCTGGACTTCATGGTGGAGGGCCAGCGAGCCTGGCATGCATTATTACTGGCTGGATCATAGCCTTGGAGTCGCGCCGCGCACGGTGAGGGTTTCCATCGCCCAGCATACGGGTTTGAATGAGTTTACTACCGATCTTGCCTTGTCGGACGTGGTCACGAAGACCATCAGCGAGGCGACAACGCTTCACGCCGATCCTGAGTCGGGACACTGGGTCGGCTACCAAATAGCGGAGAAGACGCGTGACAGGATCGGGATATTCTTTGCGGACTGGATGGGCTTCTCGCGGGGGAAGGCGACGGACGAGAATGACTCGGCTGGCTGGTGCCAGTTGGGGAATCAGACCGCGTTCAATATAACTATGGAGCCGTAAGGGGGGAACCATGCTGACGTTGATATTTATCTGTAGGGGGCTGAAGGCGCGAACAGACCCATGCCGCGAGGGCGGTCGCGCGGCGGAGGCATTGGGCGTCCCAGAGGATCAGCAGCAGTGCCACTGCGACAAGTTCGTGCACGAGTTGCGTCGCAACAAGGGAGCCCCCAAGCACCATACCTGCTTGCGGCAGCTTGGCGACGTCGGCGTGATGTTCGTCGTCGGGGACGAGCCCGACGTGTTGCGTATCGAGGTGCGGCTGAGCCATCCTCTCCCGCCCGACAACCTGTACGGGATGCTCAAGTATCTGGAAGGGCGCCATCGGAACGTGCTGTGGCGCCAGGACGACGAGGGAGGCGATGTCGAGCCCATCCCGCTCAGGTTCGACGAGACGAGGCCGCCGGTCGTCGGCGAGCCGCCTCCTGCAGTCGAGGAGGAGCCGACGCCTTCCGTGCACGATCCGCGTCCGGCGGGGGTTTCTCCGGAGGAACTCGCGCGGCGGATGTATCGCGGGCCGATCCCAGAGACGGAGCGCTAATCCATGCCCGATCCCGCGACGGATGACGTCCTGCTGGGTATTTATCGCGTCCCCGCCGACGTGTGGAATGCGATCTACGGGCACGTGGTGGGCGCTGGGCACGTCAATTCCCCTTTCGAGGAGGGTGACCCCTGCTGGAGGTTTGCTCTCTACTTGGGCATCGCGGCGTGCGAAAGCGGGTTTAGCATGGATGCCGAGGGAGATGCCGCTTACGACCAGTGGAGCGGCCCTGCGGGTACGTGCTGCACCTACTGGCATTGTCTCCAAGACATTCTCTGTTCGAGTGATCCTTACCAAACAGCGTGGGACAGAGCGCGGGCGCACGCCCCCTACGGCGAATATGGCGCATACCTGTCGCATGGAGTGTACCAGCTTTACGTGTGCGGGCAAGGGGCAACGTACGCGTGCTGGCCTGATCAACTGCATGTGATGTCCGTTCACATGGGCATCGCACTGCCTCACATAACGAACGCCATCAATAGCTACTGGGACAACGACAACATCGAACAGAGTTGCAGAACGTGCGCCCAGGCGTCGGGGCACCCAGGCTGGGTCGGGGATTACGACTATAGGGTTACCAACATCTGGAACGCGACTGTGAACATACAGCCTGACTTGTGTGCGTACCTAGCGGGGGTGCCGCCTCCTCCCCCAGGCCCAGGCCCAAGCCCCTACGACCCTAGCCCGCTGCCGCCGATTCCGGAGCAGCAGGAGATGGAGACTTGGCCGTTGCCTGCGATTCCTCTCCTATCGTCCGAAACAAGCCCACTGCCGTCGCTGCCGCCATTCGTCGCTGCGGCGGGATGGGCGATGCCGCCATTCCTCTCCCCCATGTATTCGATCGACTACACTCTGGGTCAGGGGTTTGATGGGGGTGAAGTCACCTACGGCTGCGCGGGTGTGAACTGCAGCGAGTACGGGCGGATGGCTGGCGGAGGAGGGCACCGAGGCGTGGACTTTATTGCCGACGCCGGTAAGCCGGTCTTCCCTGCGGCAGGGTCGGTCGATCCTAGAGCCCCGTCAGCTTGGCACGCCCAGGTGGTGGCTGTGGAGAAGAATCGTCAGGGGACGGACTTGTACAGTTTGGGGAACTATGTAATTCTGCGCCACGTTCCGAATATGTACTCCAACATGGTGGAGACGGCCTATGCTCACTTGCAGTACGGGTCGATTCCAGACTCCGTGCGCGCGGGCGCGTGGGTGCTGTGGAATCAGATGATCGGGCGTGTCGGCAGCACGGGCATGAGCACTGCCAGCCACCTACACTTTGAGGTACGGTACGTGAACGCGAGGAGCACCTGCACCGTCGGTGGCGCGTCGGTGCCCTGCTGGGGAGCGGGCGAGCAACTGACGGCTGCCGAGTTCGAGCCGTGCTGCGCCCATTACAATCCTGCACTGCTTGTGCCGTTTTAAAGGAGGAGACATGGCCACACTGGCTGACCCGCAGTACTTCCCGTACCGGCTGCTCGTGTTCGGGATGGACGGCACCTTGCGTTTGAAGGCGTACCCCGATATGGTGTCCCGTGACAGGGCCGCCCGCGAGATGGACGGTGAGACTCTGGCTCTGGCCGTGACGGTGGACTACCTAATCAACGGCGGGGACGAGCCGAAGAGGCCCATCAGCGAACCGAAGCGACCTGCGAGCACGCGCCGCCGAAATGTGGTAAGATCATCACGCTAGGTAAGCGAATCGCGATCGTCCTTGATAACGGATGGCGTTAGTTAAAACATCTTCACCACGCCGTCCATAATGCGAAGGGAGGCAGCATGAGGACAGCGACGATAGAGGCCCAGACAGGCCGCTCACTGGACGACGCCCGCCAAGCGGCACTGGCGCTCCAGCCCGAATACCTGGTCGTGCCGCGTTCCGAATTGCGGCTCGACAAGGGTACAGGCAATCTCAGGGTCAACGGGCACGACCTGATGCTCACTCCACTGGCCCTGACGAAGCTCATCCGACCGACAGGACTCCCCGCGCGATACCTTCTGCAGTCCCCGAACGACGTGGCCGCCTACAACTTCAACTACTGGGCGCCTCGGATGAAGGGGAACGTGCAGTTGGCCGTCCACGAGGGGCGCTGCATCGGCGCGATGAAGGAGGGCTACAGGCCCATCTCCCACGTCAGGGTGATCGAGCAGCTAGCGGACTACTTCGAGAAGGCGGGGCGCGGCTCCGAACTCAACTTCCGCGAGTACATCCTGCGCAACGAAGACCTGCGGATGCGGTTCACCGTCCCTGGCGTGAAGCCGATCGAGCCCAGGCAAGGCGACATCGTTGAGGTTGGTCTCGACCTTGTGAACATCGAGGCGGTGCGCGGATACTTGGACATCTCAGGTTGTTTCTACCGCCTGATCTGCACCAACGGCATGGTCGACCGCCGAGTCGGGTTCGCGCGGAGGGCGCGGTCACTTGACTGGCAGAACCACGACGCCATCCTGGAGCAGGCGATCACCTACTTCGGCGAAGCTGCCGAGCAGATGGTCGGCTACGGCCACTACCTTCCGGCCATGACCGAGTCACAGTGTCCCGCCTTCGCGTTCACCGAGGACGAGGACAGGGCTGACGAGCGCAAAGCATGGGCGCGGGAGCTTATTCGCCTGGGACGCGTGCCGCGCAGGTTCGTACCAGACTTCTTGGAGGCGCTGCAGGCCGAGGAGCGCACCTTCTACGGTTGCTACAACGCCCTCAGCAGGCTTGGGCGCGACAGCAAAGACCCCGCGCTCCGGCTGAAGTGGGAGAAGGCTGCGGCCCAACTCCTGACTCCGGTCTGCGCGCTGCGGTACGGGTACGGCAACGGATCGACAACTACCAACTAGGGGACGCCCGCCCCCGCATCACGATAAGCGGGCGAGACGAAGTAGGGGATGGCCCTCAGTTAGCCGTGAGGGACAGGGACTTGAGGGCAAGAACTAGTACCGGCGGGGCCATCCCCTGATTACTGATATGGCTGAGAGGAAGAAACCCAAACGAAAGCTGGAGCGGATATTCGCTCCGACTGGACGCGACCCTCAGTGCACCAGGTGCGACTTGTGCTACGAGATGCGGCACAACGTCTGCGTCTGGGGGCACGGGCCGGAGGCTGGCGACGTCATGCTTGTCGGCATCATGCCTGGCATCGACGAGGATCGCGAGGGGCGGCCCTGGGTCGGCAGGGCGGGCGAGTACCTGCGGGATCGGCTGCAACTGATTGGCTTAGACCTCGACGACGTCTACTCCACGAACGTCCTCAAGTGCATGACCCCCAAGGACTGGGCCGCCGGAGGGTCTCGGAAGGTGAGCCCGAAGGAAGTCAAAGCGTGCGCTCCCTACCTGCTCCACGAGATCAGCAGCCACCATCCGAAGGCCATTGTGGCGATGGGGGACGTGCCCATCACGTTCTTCACCGGCCAGGGCGGAGTCGGCGCGTCTCGCGGGGGAGAGGTGGAAATCCCCTCGGCGGAAGTCACAGTGGTACCGACCTACAACCCCGCATACTTCGTGCGGAACAAGGCGTTCGCCCTTGCCAGCGGCCAGGAGAAGCGGTTCCTGCGCGACATCAAAAAGGCGCGGGCCATCGCCAAGGGGAAGTGGAAGCCGCGAAAGATCAAGGTCACTGTGGCCGACACCCCCGCCAAGGTCAAGCAGATGTTCGCGGGGATGGAGGCCGCCACCGAAATGGTGGTCGACGTCGAGACGACCGGACTGGAGGACTTCAGGGACTGGGCGCGAGTGTACTCCATCGGCGTGTGCTTCGAAGACGGGCACGCGTGGGTCATCCCTTGGGATCACCCAGACCATCCCAAGGCGAACGATGCGATCCGGAAGCGGTTCATAGGACTACTGCACAGTAAGACAGTCATTGGCCACAACGTCAAGTTCGACCTGCGGTGGCTGGCGCGGCTGTATGGCCTGGACATCTGGAAGGTTGACTTCTGGGACACGCGGATCGCGGCGCACCTGCTGGACGAGAATTACCCTTACGGTCATCCACTGAAGGTGCTGGTGCGGGATTGGGTGAACGCTCCTAACTACGCCTTTGGGATGAAGTGGAGCGAGAAGCACCGGTCGTTCATCCTTGGGCGTAAGAAGATCGCGTGGGACGACCTGCTGCGATACAACGGGTACGACGCTGGATATACGTGGCTCCTCAAGAAGCGGTTGGCGACGGCTCTGGAGAACGAGCCCAGCCTGGAGGCGATGGCGAACACGATCCTGTTCCCGTCGTCCCGCGCGTTCTGCCAGATGGAACTCAACGGCGTCGGGATCGACGAGGAGCGCCTGCTGGCCAGCCGGAAAGAGATCAAGGAGCGCATCGCCGAACTCCAGGCAGACCTGGTGAAAGAGGGCCTGGATATTGCCAACATGTCCAAGAAGGCGGTCGTGATCGATTGGGTCTACAACGTGCGCGGGCATCCGATCACCGACAAGACCCCCCGCACGAAGGAACCGTCGATCGCGAAGGCGACGCTTCTCAAGTACGTGGGGGCCGATCCGGACGTCGGCAAACTGCTGGAGTGCCAAGAACTCACGAAGTTGATAGGCACGTACTTGGGCGATCCGGAGCATCCCGATCCCAAGAAGCGGAAGACAGGCTGGGGGCCACTGATCCATAACAGGCGGTTGTATCCTCGTTACGATTTGGCGAGGACGGTGACAGGCCGGACGGCCTGCGAGGCACCGAACATTCAGCAGACGGCCCGTGACACCCGCGTGCGCAGCATCGTGAGCGCGCCGCCAGGCTGGTCGCTCCTTAACGTCGACTTCAGCCAGATCGAGTTGCGCGTCGCGGCGGTCATCGCGAAGGATGAAAAGTTGATCGCTGACTACAACGAGGACATCGACGCCCACTCTAGCGCGGCGGCCCGTGCCCTCGGCAAGCCTGTCGAGGAAGTCACCCCTGACGAGAGGACGAAGGCCAAGGCTCGTAACTTCGGTTTCCTGTTCGGCATGCGTTGGTCTACCTACCAGAAGTACGCGTTCCTCAACTACGGGATCGTCCTCACCGACGAGGAGGCGCAGGAGGAGGACAAGTTCTTCCACGAGTCGATGCCTGGCGTCACGCGCTGGCAGAAGCGAACGATAGTCGGCATCCAGCAGATAGCCCTGGAGGCGCGGGCCGAGAGAAACGGGGAAGTGTACCGCCGGATTGATACCAAGGACATCAGGGTAGACGACCTGCATCCGGTGTGGAAGTGCCCGACCGTGACCTCGCCCTTGGGGCGGGTGCGGCGGCTCCCCCGCGCGCTCAGCAACGACCGGCACGAGGTGGAGGGGGCGGGCCGCATGGCCCTGAACTCGCCCGTCCAGTCGACTGCCAGCGACTTCGCGCAGTGGGCGGGAGCGCGCATATACGACAGCGAAGTCCTGAGGGAGCTTGGATTCGATCCGCCATCTGAGCACGGGATTCTCCGCCTTGACGAGATCAAGGTCGTGGAGTTCGGGCACGACGCTCTCCTGTGCGAGGTGCGAAATGACTGCATTGATAAGTACGCCGCGATGATCAAAGCCGTGATGGAGAACCTGCCGCTGGAGGACATGGACGTCGGTTATTGGCCTGTGCCCATAAAAGCGGACGTGGACGTCTATGAACATTGGGGAGAGAAGGTAGAAGAGGAGAAGCCGGAAGCCGAGGAGGGAGAACCAACAGGATGAGTCTGGAAGGCGAACGGGAGGCTCACCCCCAGCTAGGGGATCGGCCAGGCCCCGACGAGGTCGGGTATATTAGGTGCGAGCACGGGCACATTCCGATCGGCCCATCCTCGTCGTTTACCATCGACGAGGCTGTGGACGTCGACTTGCCGAAAGGCGAGTTCAATCCCTACTGCGTAAGCTGCATTATGCTGTGGGCGATCAAGAAAGCCCGCCTGAAGCCCATGCGTTTCTACATAGCGAAAAAGCCAGCAGGAGTGTCGCAGCAGCCGCAGATAGTCGTGCCGGAATCGGGGCTGTTCGTGCCCAAGGACGCGACGGAAGGGAGGCAGCCGCATGGCAGGCAACGGCGGTAAGCCCAAGGTGCCGGTCGACTGGTGGGTCTGCCAGCACGGGCACGAGGGCGGCAGCTTCCTGACGGCTGTGATCGACCACGTCGCGAACGTTCCATTCCCGCACGGCATGGAGAACCGCTACTGTATGGCGTGCATCCTCATCGACGCCATCACGCGCCTGGGGTTGCAGCCAATGAAGCACGAGATCAGAGAGGTTTCTGCGGACGAACTCACAAGCGAAGGAGGTGAGCAGAGTGGCTAAGATCACATCAGCTACACTGGCGAAGCTGGCCCGCTTCTCCAAGGCCCTGGTCGGCATCCAGAGGCGCAAGAAGGATGCCGAGTCGGAGTACCAGGCCATCCGGCTGGAGGTGTTCGCCCAGGTTAACCGGTTGGCGGGCGAGGGCAGCAAACTCTCCGTTGAGCTAGAGGAAACCGGTTACCGGATCGGGCGCACGCTGCAGCACGGCAGCCCGTCTCTGGACGCCGACAAGCTGCGCGAGGTCATCGGCGACGACCTGTTCGAGCGGGTGACTACTCAGATCGTTACCTACTCGATCGACTACGCGGCGCTGCGCGACGCCATCAAGGCCGAGGAGGTCACGCACAGCCAGATCGAGAAGGCCATTGTTCCTGGCCGGACAACGGAGCGTTTGATACACAGCAAGATCGGGTCGGCGCAGGACAAGAGGGAGCAGGAGTCGGAGCAGGCGCCTCCCGTCAAGAGCGACGTGGAGGGGCTACTGGAGTTCTAGCGATGGGTAGGTATACCCTCATAATTGATGGCGGGACGGTAGGTTCCAACCCTGGCATCGGCGTGGCTGCCGTGATAGTTAAGGATGAGAGCGGCAGGACGGTGCACACCGAGAACGAGGCGCTGGGCGAGGGCATTTCGAACAACCAGGCCGAGTACCGCGCCCTGCTACTGGGAATCGCTGCGGCGAAGCGACAGGGCGCCACGTGTGTGACGGTGCTGAGCGACAGCCGCCTAGTGGTAAACCAGGTGAACAAGGGCTGGGCGATCCATAACCTGACCCTGCGCGGATTGGCGCGAGAGGTATGGGATCAGATCACCGAGTTCAAGAAGTTCACCCTGCGCTGGGTGCCGCGTGCCAAGGTATCCGAGGCGGACGAACTTCTAAACGCTGTGCGCCCCCACGTGACGCCGACGCGCAAGGAGCCGCAGTCTTTCTACGACTGGCTTCGGCAGCCGGTGAGTTTGTGGTATCACCTTCCGGATGGGCGGACGCTTTATAATCTTACCTACTACGTCCGTCTGGCCGACAAGGCGGCGCCGTCCATCGATCTCAAGATATGGCGCTCGCTGTGGGATCGCAATCCGGATTGCTGGATCATGTGGCGTCCTTGGGGGAAGTACCCGCTGTCGGGCCAGCAGGTTCGGTGGGGGCTGGGCGACCTGGAGGACGGAATCCAGGAGCCGATCATGGCGCCCCTGAGGAGGATTCGCTCCGAGTTCTTGGATGCGGACTACGTGGGCAAGTGGGGAGGCAAGCTTTTGATCCTGAGTAGCGACGTCTGGGAGCAGGTAGATGAGTCGTTGGCCGACGAGCCTCAAGACCGAGACTGACTTGGCTGGATTCTTGCGCAAGAAGATGGAATCCGTCGGCGGGACGCTGACCGCGTTCAAGACGGCGGAGCGCTTCTTGAGGGACATTCTGGCTGACTGGGGCGATCCATACGAGGTGGCGATGGTCTACGACACCGTGATAAACGAGCATGGGCCGACGCCGCACATCTGGAACATGCTCGACCTTCGGGCGTACACTAGGTTCCGACGGCAGTACGCGCCAGTACAGGGCACCGCATATTACGCTTACCAGGCCACGTTCGCTGCTACAGGGCCGCAGAGCGGGCGTTTGTGGGTGCTCGTCGAGGCCCTGGAGGATGCTATAGTGGCCGAGAATGCCGAGGCGGAGCGGGAGATACGGGATAGGCTAGATGGAGAGCTTCGAAAGCTACACCGCAAGTCCTAGAGACCTGGAGCGGCACTTGCTCAGCGCCATCCAGGGGCCTGAGGACATGATGCTTCTAGAGCGCCTGGGGGTGACGGAGAAGACCTTCCGCGATCCAACGTGCCGGTCGGCCTTTGTCTACATCAGGGAGTCTTTGACGCGCACTGGCAAAGTGCCGTCAGACGCCGACTTGAAGTCGCTGGGCGGCGTCGCGCGGATCAAGGAAGCCACCGACCTGGAGGGCGTGGCGACACTAGTCCGGAATCACGAGATGGCCTTGAATGCTAGGGAGGTCATCACGCAGCGCTGGTCAGACCTGGAAGAGGACGCCCCTCGCGGCCTAGCTTTGCTGGTGCAGGACTTGTCAAGCCTGCAGTCGGGCGATCTGGGACACACGGCATACAGCGACTCGACCGCGATGGGGCGGTTGGCCGAGCAGGATAAGCGCAGGCGGCGGCTGGCCGAGGGAGGCGTGGTCGGGATACCTACGGGCCTGCGGGCGTTCGATTCTGTGGGCGCTGGCTGGAGCCCTGGCGAGATCGTCACGGTCATGGGCGTGACTGGCATCGGGAAGTCGTGGATGCTGGTTTACATGGGCTCCGTCGCGTACCAGGCGGGATACCGCGTGTTGTTCATCGAGCCGGAGTTGGGACGCTGGGAGACGGAGTGCAGAGTCGACACCGTCTTGGGCCGAATGAACGGCTTCGAGTTCAGCAACAAGGCGCTACTGCGCGGGCAGGTCGACAGGGCGAAGTACGAAGAGTGGCTTCGGATGTTCGCGCAGAATGACCGCTGGGTGACGGCGGTGGCTAGTGATACACCAACTGGCATCTTCACGTCGGAGGCGATCGTCAACCTAGTCAATACGTACAAGCCAGACGTCCTGATGATCGACGGCTTCCACCGGCTCGGAGCACACGCCAGCTTGGCGACCTGGGAACAGATCAAGTTCTGCTCCAATGCAATGAAGTCGTTGAGCGTCCGCCATGACCTGGTCACGATCGCGGCGACGCAAGTCCAGCGCGAGGCGATGATGTCGGTCAAGACGCTGCCGGAGCTTTATCATGGAGCCTATGGTAAGGCGCTCTTGGAGGACAGCCAAAGGATCATCGCCCTGGCGAAGTCGCAGGCCCACAAGAAGCAGCGGTTGTACGGGGTGCTCAAGATGACGCACGGCGAGCCGATCGAGGGGCGCCGGAGGCTGCGCTGGGACGTTGATGTGGGCGACATACACGAGATGGTGAAGGGGGAGTCGTGAGGCCCAGCTACGACATCGAACGGGTGCTCGACGCTTTGATGATCGAGATCGAGCGTCACAGCCAGGGCAACTACCTCTGCAACTGCCCGTTCCACGAGGACAACCATCCGAGCTTCGCCGTGACCGAGGACACTGGCGCATTCATTTGCTACACTGGTTGCGGCAGCGGGAACATCGTCGAGCTAGTGATGAGGGTGCTGGCCTGCAACGCCAAATCGGCGCGGCGCTGGCTGGAGTCGGTGCCTGCCCCGCTGGACGCTGGATGTCCTGACTTGCCGCTCTGGAGCGACGAGATTACAGAGCACATCGGCCCACCGGAGTTTCATTACAAAGAGGGCCTGACGCACAAGTACATGCTGGAGCGTGGCTTCAACAAGGAGACGCTGGCGAAGTTCAGGATCGGCTGGGACGCGGTGCGTCAGGCTATTGTGATCCCTGTCTTCTGGGCAGGCGTGCGGATCGGGCTGATCTACCGGAACATCCCGCCGCTACTGCCCGACATGCCCAAGTACGAGTATACGCCACACTTGCCGAAGTCTGAAGTACTGTTCGGTATGGAGCACGTCCGCGTCAAAGACGGCCCGTTCCATTTGATCCTGGTCGAGGGGCCGCTGGACTGTATGTGGATGCATCAGTGCGGTTGGACGTCGACGGTATCCATTCTGGGTATGAATGTCTCGAAGGCGCAGGCGAAGCTGATAGAACAGGCGGCGTACAAAATTGTACTGGCTTTCGACGCCGACGCGGCGGGGGGAGCGGCCAGTAGGCACGCTCATAAGGTGCTGAAGCGAAGCTACATCTACGATGCCGATATCCCGCTGGGCAAGAAGGATGTCGCGGAGTGCACGCCTGAGGAAATCCAGCAGATGATGGCGGACGCTGTAGCAAAGCCGCCGATCTTCCCCGAACAGGAGAGCAGACAGACTTGACAAGGCGGGCGAACAGTGCTAACTTTATGGTAGCAGCGGAGCGTGGGTGTTCCCTGAATGGTGCAGGTTCACCGCGCGGTGAAAGGAGGTGATACAGTTGAAAGTAAGGGAGGCTGCATCCCTCGACATTGAGCGCCTGCTCGACCATTACCGCCCCATGATCCTGTCCATAGTTCGGGCATCCTATATCTCGAACCTGAGCGCCGACGACATGATCCAAGAACTCCGCGTCGTCCTTTGGAAATGCCACGAGCGCGCGAAGGCGGGGTTGGTTAGGAACCGGAGCTTCGACACTTATCTTCACCTGGCTATGCTGAACCGGCTTATCGACCTGACACGCAGCGCAGCGCGCAAGCCTGCCGAGTGCCCTCTGGAAGACGCTGGAGACCCCAGCGACAATAGCTACAGGATGCTCGCGGACGTGGAGTTCCGAGTCCATTTGGAATCGGTTCCCATGTCTGGCGACGCGAAGCTGCTGGTGGGCCTTATCCTAGCCGACACCCGCGACTTCCGCGATGCATTCCTGCAGCGTGCGGGCAGAGGGGGCCGGACTCGCTACCCAAAGGCGAAAGAGGAGATAGCGCAAGTCTTGGCCCAATACGGGCGTAAGGAGGTAATGGCGCATGCCGGTTCGCACAGGGAAGGATAGGATCAGGGAGGCTATGGCCGAGCAGGCGGCGCGAGCCGCGTCTGGTCGGAAGTGGCTGTTCCTACGGGACGATGGGGAGCAGGCGAGGATTCGCTTCCTCTCGGACATCGATTCCACCGAAGGGGCTGGCGGCATTGCGGTCACCGCCAAGTTCCACATGGATCGGGCATCGAAGGGACAAGGGATGAGCGATCCGATCATGTGCACCGAGGACGAGACGTGCGCTCTGTGCACGACGTCTGGCGAGCCTTCGAGACTGCTCCTATTGGCGTGGGTGTACGTCTACTACATCGACCACGCCGCGAACAGGGAGCAGGGGCGCTTCGGAGGTGAGTCCTGGAAGCCGGTGCAGGCCCAAGAGGGCCGGACACTCTACCGCGAGAAGATCAACAGCCCGCGAGTGCTGCGGGCCACCAGCAGGTTGATCTCGCAGATCATGACGGTCTACGGGCACGAGGGATCGCTGCTGACCAAGGACTACACGCTCACCCGCGCGGGCGCGCGCGGAGATACTGGCGTCAACTACCACCTGTACCCTTTGAAGGAGGGGGCGTTCAAGGGTGAGGTGGAGGAGTTGGTGTCCCTGATCGACTTTGCCGAGGGCAAGGTGACTCTGCGTGGAGAGGAGGCGACAGCACATGGCGCAACAGCCGGACGAGAGCCAGTCTCCGACGACGACCTCGCCGAAGTCCCGTCCTACGCACCCGACGAGGAAGGCGGCGACGCGGGCGAGGAAGCCGACGGCGGAGAAGGCGACGGCGAAGTCGAGCCCGACTTCGAGTTCGACTAAGAAGCGCTTCGAGATACCGGTCACCATCGCGAACTACGCGACGATCCCCTGCGGGGAGTTCGCCAACCTCAAGCCAGGGATCGAGTTCACGATAATCTCGACCGGCGATCCCGAAGAGGAAGCCGTCCAGATCGCGCAAGCATTGGCGACCGCCGAGGCAGCCTACCGGCGCACCGACGAGGTTCTGCTGGTGCTGGTATCCGAGGCGATGGCCGACGTTCCTTCGTTCAAGAACGTCTTGGAGGCGCAGCAGCAGGCGCAGGCCGTGATGAAGGAGAACATCAAACGCCTGTACGACGAGCTACGGCGGCAGGGTGCTCTGCTGAAGGCGAAGGGCATCGACCAGCGTGCCCCGAAGGGGAAGAGCGATGGCTCGCACAAGCGTTAGCTCTTACTGCCACGCGTGCGAGAAGAGCCACACGATGATCAGGCTCCGACCGTACAGGTGGACGGGGAAGTCCAAGGTCGTGGAGGGCGGCATGGGCCTTACTGGCGAGTGTGAAGCGTGCGGCTCGAAGAAGGACTTCGTGGTGTCTGAGTCGCTTTACATGGCCTTGGCGGCGGACAAGCAAATCCTATCCCATGAGTGATTCGCCTGACATCGACGCCGTCGTTGCCGAGGTCAACAAGTCGCTCAAGTCCACCATCGTGCGGATGGGCGACGACCCCGACCTGCGGCTCCAACTCGTGCCGACTGGCATCGAGCCGCTGGACGAGGTGCTTGGCGGAGGGATACCGCGCGGGCGGTACTGCCTGGTGGTTGGGAACTTCAGTACAGGCAAGACCTACTTTTGCCAGCGGGTCATCAGGGCCGCGCAGGATCGGGGGCTGACGACAGCGTTCGTGGACATCGAACGCACGTTCAATCCTGATTGGTTCGCCACTACTGGGATTGACCTGAAGCGGATGCCGGTGGCGACACCGACAACTGGTGAAGAAGCGTTTGACGTTCTCCACAAGCTCGTGGAGGCGGGGATCGACCTGGTAGTGGTAGACAGCTTGGCTTCGATGGTGCCCGCAGCCGAGGCTGACGAGGGCATGGACAAGGTTAGCGTCGGCGCGCAGGCGCGGCTCATCAATCACGGTTTGCGGAAGCTGTTCACGGTCAACAAGAACAGCGCCGTCCTGCTGACAAACCAGGTGCGGGAGAGCATCGGCGGGTTCCACCTGGGCTCGCCCGAATCGCATCCTGGCGGCAAGGGGCAGGACTTCTGGGCATGGCTCATCTTCAAGACGAGGCGGCGCGGCTGGATCATGGAGGGGGAAGGAAAGAACCAGCGGCGAGTGGGCTTCAATATGATCTTCGAGATCACGAAGAGCAAGCAGTGCCAGCCGTACCAGGCGGTGGAGGTGCCATTCCGGTTCACTGGCAGGCTGGACGTCCTGCAGACGATCGTAGACATCGCCATCGAGCGTGGGGTCATCACGCAGCGCGGGGCGTTCTACACCTACGAAGGGGACAAGTTCCAGGGGCGGCAGAAGCTCATCGACCACTTGGCCGCGCTGGAGGGTGCCGAACAGGCACTGTGGGAGGCCGCGAAGAATGCGACAGGACAGAGAGAAGCCGAGTAGCGAACTCACTGGCTCGCATCGGGAGATGATCGGGATCATCCAAGAGATGGGCTTGCAGGTGGTGGCTGAGTACCCCGTCGGCCCGTATAAGCTGGACTGCTACCTGCCTGAATATCACGTAGGCATCGAGGCGGACGGGCCGAGCCACTTGAAGAGCCGCGACCGGCGGCGGTCAAACGCGATCATGGATAAGTACGCGATCCCTGTCCTGCACCTCGCGGATGTGATCATCTACCAGCAGCCAGACTACGTGCGCCAGATCATCCTAGAGTTTGCGCAGGACTTCGAGGGCAGCACCGCCGAGCGCAAAGCGACTGCCAAGAAGTACGAGAAGGAGCACGATGCCTGAGCAGAAGAAGCGGCTAGCGACCCTGCTTCGGAGCATCAGCCGGAAGGACTGGCTGACGCCGGAGATGGAGGAATACTTCGAGGGGCGCCTGCCGGAGCAGTGGTGGGGGCCTAACCCTAAGATGCATCCCTCTGGAGCGGTGGGCGACTGCCCGCGCGACCTAGAGCTTTCGCTTCTAGGGCTCAAGCCAGCGGTGCCTGGGCGCTTGTCCCGCATCTTCGACGTCGGACACGCCATGCACGACCGCTGGCGGAGGTACTTCGACGAGCGCGGGCTGCTGGTGCTGCACGACCATCCCATCGAGACGGAGAACGGCGAACTCGCGATCAAGGGCAAGTTAGACATCGTGCTGAAGTCACCGATAGACATCCAGCCCGAACTCTACGTGGTGGAGTTGAAGAGCATGGCCAGCGGCCCGTACCGCAAGCTACCGGAACCGAAGGATGCCAAGGACAACATGTCCGCTTTGGCTCGGCTCCGGCCTGGCTACATCGGCCAGTGGTTGTGCTACGTGCGGGCGTTCGACGAGGAGCAGCAGGCGAAGGGGGAGCGCCGCGTGGAGAATGGCGTGCTGCTCTTCGAGAACAAGGACACCCAGGACTACGTCGTGTACCTGCTGACCTACGACCACGACGTGTGGTACCGCCTCACCGAGAACGCGCGGATCGCGCAGCGGGCTTTCTTGGAGAACCAGTTGACGGAGGCCCCGTTCATGCAGTTCAGCGCGATGTGCCAGAAGTGCGGGCGGCGGGAGTTCTGCCACGCGCTGCAAGAGGGTGACGGGGAGTCCTGGCGGATCGTGAAGTCGCGGCTGGCGGCGGGGCTGAAGAGGCACAAGAAGGCGAGGGCGAAGAAGGATGCCGAGAGCACCGAAGGATAAGGCCAAGGCCACTGGCTGGACAGTCGAAGATGCGGTCGCGGCGGCGGAGCGGCTCCAGCAGGAGACTGGACTCCCACTTCCGAAGAAGCCGACAGGGTTCAGCGAGGAGTACGAGTTCCCGACCGACCCCACAGCGTTGTCTGGCATGGAGTTGGCGAAGTTGATGGGCTACCTGACCGCGTGCCGAGGGTATCTGATGCGCGTCCTGGGCATGCTGGAGATCAGGTTGGTGGCCTACGAGACCATCTACGAGATTCTGCTGGGAGCAGGGATGGCTGCGGCGCAGGGCGACAAGCGCGAGGTCAAAGAGATCGTGAAGGCAAGGGCCATAACAGGGGACGACAAGCTGAAGAGGCTGACGCAGCGCATCACCGAGCTACGGGCGCAGCGCCAGCTTCTCAAGACGCAGGACGAAATCTACAGTGTTCAGGGGGCCGCCCTGAGCCGAGAGCAGAGTAGGCGCGCGGACGAGATACGCGAGCGCGCGAGTATGAAGGGAGCTATCTGATGCACCCGTTGGCCCTGTTCGGATTGCTGGCGGCGGCAGTGAGCCAGGCGGGATGGATCACATCCAACGCCAAGATTACGGAACCGATACGGGAGTGGGTCTTCGTGCGTGCGTGCGAGTCCGTCGCCTCGAAGTCCCGCTGCCAGAAGCTATGGCTTTGGTTCCACAAGTGGTTCTCGTGCGCACGATGCAGCGGGATGTGGTATGCTATGGTGGCGGCTGGAGTCCTTAGGCCGGACTTTCTACCTGGCGGTGTCTTGACGTCCGCACTAGCGTACGCATTGGGTTTGGCACTGGTGGCGCGGCTTATACATAGCGCTGGCGAGACGGCGCACGAGACCGCGAACAAGCTCTCGCGTGAGAACAGCGCGGAGGAGGAAGCGTAATGGAGGAGATAGTAGTGAACCTGGGACGGGGAGTGCTGCTCTGCAGCGGCTTCCACTTTCTGGTCGGCCTGCTCGGAGTCGAAAAGTGGTTCGGCTCGTGGGAGATAGACCGGAAGACTGTCATCATCATGTCCATCGTCTCGGCGTTCGGAGGCGTTGCCTTGTTGGCCATCGGAGGGGCCGCGTAAATGGGTAAGAAGAAAGAAGAGCCGCAGCCTGAGCCGGAGCCAGTGAAGGTTCCGTCGCGGGGTACACTTCTCAACAAGTGGGCGGCGCGCCAGGACAAACTCCAGAAGCTGGTCGGGCTGGTCGCCGAGACCAAAAAAGAGCTTGTGGTGATCGCGCAGCTACTGCACGAGCAGTATGGCGTGCTGGTGCAGGACTCGACCCACACGGTGACCTTGCCGACGCGGACTACAACGACGCAGCAGGCGCCTGAGGGCGCAGAGGGAGACGCTGCTGAGGGGGGCGAGCCCGTAGAGCCGCTCGATCCAGCGCGCAATCCTTTGGCGAAGTCGCCCGTCCCAGTGGTCGGGCCGCCATCCACGCAGCCGGTGACCGAGAAGCAGGTGACCGAGATCAGGGAAGGCGCCACGTTGGAGAAGGGCGCCCATCCTGAACAATTCCAGCAGGACGTCGCCACGCAGTGGGACAGGGTCGTGCGGCTTGGCCTGGGCAAGGCACCGCCTGGGAAAGTAGGCCCGCAGTAAGCGGCGGTGCAGGAATCAAAATGGAGGTGAGACTGAAATGAGTCCATTGCCAGAGAACATCGAGCAGACGATCGAGAACGCGGAGGTCTTCGACTTGAAGCTGTACATCCCTGCGTTCGCTTCGTTCCCTGAGGACGTGGTGCTGCTGCATTTCGCCCCCAAGAAGGAATGGCCGGAGATCGCTGAGATGACCTTCACCGACCCGCGCGTGATGGACATCTACTTCGAAGGCTATGCCGGTGCGTTCCCGCTGCTGGAGTTCGGCTCCTTCGTCAAAGGCGTGGCGACGGCGGCGCTGATCATTCGAGCGGGGGAGAGGCCGAACGTCAAGGTCGCACTGGAGCGACTAGTGCAGACGATGATCGAGATCGGGGGAGACATGCCTTCGCGACCGGCGCTACCGGCGCACCTGGAGGAGCTTTGCCTAGAGGCTGTGTCCGCCGTGATTAACTTCACCGAAGTGTTCAACTGGCGCCGGATGCTGAGCTTCATCTATGGCATCTATTGGCTGGCTGGATTCTTGGTGGCCGAGAAGCCGACGAAGCTGCAGCGCGCGGGCTTGGAGCGCCTCGCGGAGGTGGCGACGACCCGCGCGAAGCTGGGAGTCTTGCCCACATGAGCCAGAGACCGTCTTGGCCCGACCAGTGGATTCTGGGCCAGTGGGCCATCGTCATCCCCAGAGCGAAGGGCGAGGAGTTGCGGCACGAGATGGAGGAGAAGGGGTCGCCGATCGACGTTGGTCTGATCGGCCCTCTCCATCCGATCCAACTGAACCAGATCGTGTTCCAAATCCAGATGACGACGCAGCCGCCACCGACGGCGGAGAGGTTGTGGAGATTCTCGGAGCCACGCTGGGTCAACTGAGGAGGGGAACATGATCGGACTTATTGCTGGACTGGTGGTCGGCGGCATCATCGGTGTCAACATCATACTGCGGGTGCTGGTGGGGCGGTACAAGGGATTCACCCGCGACCTGGGCAAGGAGCCGATTGTGCTGCTCGTGTGGGGCGAGTTCGACGCTTCCGAATGGAGTTTGGGGCCTAACATCGAGTACACGAATGGCGGTTACGGATACCACGAGGTGGGCGGCAGGATCAACCTCGTGTGCGTCCATGCGGGAGTATCGCTGTCCTGGTCGCCTACTGCAGACGAGATGAGAGCGCGAATGCTGGCGGGCAGCGAAGAGGAGGACAAGTCATGCGCCTGACTTTCGATGGTTTAATTCCTGGAGGCGACCTGGAGTGCCTAAAGAGGCTAGGCGAAGATTGGAACCGCGAGATCGTGTACATCCCCGTGTTCCATCCCGTCAACGACCTGGAGATCGAACGGATGGGCTATAGCGGCAAGCCTGTGAAGGTAACGGTTCGAATTGAAATCTTGGAGGAGGAGAATGCGGAGACAGACGAGCCGGACAGTCAAGCCGGAACACAGTCCTGATTGCCAGCGCGACCATCGCATATGTTGGGAGAACCTCTTCCTTATAGAGTGTGCGGGGTGCGAAGGTTGCTGCCCTGCATGCAAAGGGGAGGAGAAGGAGGTGACTGCGGAATGAGCGAAATACAGAGGACGGGCGGCATCATCAGCCTCACGTACACCGAGGATGACTTCGCTGACCTGCCTGAGCGAATCTTCTACCGAGTCTTGTTCTCCATCCCGAACCTGCTGGCTTACAGCGCCATCGGCTTCGGCATCTATTGCCTGGGCCAGTGGCTCGGCGGGCAATTGTAAGGAGGAGCCATGACCGAGATGAACGACGAAGGCGGGCGGTGCTACTTCTGCCAAGCGCAGGTGGACAACGACTTCTACTGCCATGGCTGCGAGGAGTACGTCTGCGACGGAGAGGAGTGTGGCGGCATGTTTCCTTGGTCGTTGGCGAACGCGACAGGGCGCGGTCATCAGCCTGAGGATCACAGGGTCAACGCGGAGGCAGAGGAGGAACCAGAGTTTTGAGTCCCAAGCCTCTGACAACAGCGCACGCTATGGCGCTGGCCGCCCGCTTGAGTGCCTGGCTTCTGGATCGCGCGGGGAAAGAGAAGCTGATCGAGACGACCATAGGCGACTCTACCATCACGCTGATCACAGAGGACAAGGCGCCACGCGCGGGGGGACGACAGGCGGCTTGACATTCGTTGTCACAAACGATAATGTTACAAACGGTAAAGAAATGAGCGCGGAAGAAAACGACTTCGACAAGGCATTGATGGTGCTGGCGCCGAACAGGAAAGCGGTCAGCAGGGCGTTCACGTCGCAGCACCCGCTGTGGGCCGAGATCATCCACTTGCGGAACGACTTGAAGACGCCCTGGACTGACATCCTGGAATTCGCGAGGGCGCGCGGTCACAAATTGACCGTCGTGCAGATCAAGTACGGCTTCAAACGGGAGGACGTCGAATACGCCCGCACCGTGACGCCCTGGCTGAACACTTCCCTGCTGGACATCAGGGACGAGCGGTTTCCGGCGGTAGAGACGATGGTAGCGACGCTCATGAAGGACGCCCAACTGATCCAGGACGCGGAGGACAGCCGCGAGCAGACGAGGACGCTCTACAACGAGGCGGAGGCGGCGGAGACGAGGGCGACTTTGCTGGCGACCATGCAGGGGGAGACCGACAAGCTGTTCAGGATGACAGGCGAGTACATGCGCCGGATAATAGCCTTCAGGGAAGCGATAGGCGACGCGCTGCCGGATGACATCGCCAAGGGAGTGCTCGGCGAAGAAGGAGGGCTGGCGGCGGAAGTGACGGCGCGGGCCGTGACCGTAACCGATACCCGAATCTTCTACCGAGAGGCGCGACGGCTGTACGCGATGATGCGGCGCCAGATGGAGATCATGGTGGAGGCGGCGAAGCGGGGAGAGAACATACCAGACTTCGTGCCGCTCGGCCCCGACTACACCGACATCGAAGCGGAGGAGATAAAGGAGGACGAGGCTGATGACGGAAGCTAAGGCAGCGCTCCTCTGCGCCAGTTGCAGGATCATCAACAAGGACGACCTGGGCACCCCGATAGGCGTGCTCGCCAAGGGCAGCGCCAAGATCGAGGGCGCGGTGCTCGACCTGTGCGACGGCTGCCTCGACGCGGCGGAGAGGATGGGCTACGAAGTGACGCGCATGACAAAGGAGGACGAAGATGGCAGGCAAGCTGGATAAGATACACTGCAAGGTCATGGCCATGCACCAAGAATCGAAGGCGCGGCAAGAGCACTTCACCAGGCAACGTATGATTTACGACTACGTGACTGAGTGGCGGGTCGGCCTGGAGCTAGAGCAGGTGCTGCGGCTGTTCGAGGAGCCAAAGGAGCCAGCGCAGGCGGAGCGGGCAGAAGAGCAGACCGATCGGGTTCGCAGGGCCAGGCGGTACCTGCAGCAGGCGCGGAACAGCATCCGGAAGGGCGGCGATCCCGCCAACGAGTCCGTACGCGAACTCTACCAATGGAACGCCATCGATCAGCTGATCGAAGCGACAGGCGTCCTGACCGGCGCGCTGGCGGAGGAGATGGAAGATGAGCCTGGAGAAGCACGAACAGACTAGTATCTGCGAGCACTGCGTCCACTGCGTCCGCGACGGGGAGACCCATTGCTGCATCTGCCAGGTTCGCCTGACCCCCGCAGAGCGGGACAGGCACCGGAGAATCATGGATGCGAAACGACGGGCGACGGAGCCGGTGCGGGTGACCCTTGGAGGCATCCTCATCAATCCGGCGGCGATGGAATACAACGCGCCGTATCCCTTCCAGCTTCCTGGCTGGGGGTTGATGATCGCGCGCAGGCGCGGGGACGAAGTGATCGACGTCTTCAAGGCGGAGGCGGATGAGAAGCCATGCTACGGAACCGAAACCGTAGTCGTGGATTGCCGCGACAACAGCGGCTTCTTGGGCGAGGGTGTGCGGTGCCGCATCGACCGTGAGCCGCGCTGTCACTTCCACACGTACCAATACGGCCCAGAGTACACGGCGGAAGGACGAGGCGGATGAGGCGCGCGAGGAGCGGGGGATCGAGGAAGAAGCGCTGCCCTCAGCGCAAGAGCCAGCGACCGGCGTACGCCACGCGGATTAGCTGGGTGTGCCCGAACTGCGGTCACAAGAACACGACGCGGTCGTCTTTATGTAATGAGTGCGCGTGGGTCAAAGACGGCCTGAATCGTAGGCCGAGCCTGCGGGCCATGCTCCGGATGAGGGGCGCGGTCGAGGAAGAGATACGGGAAGCGGAATTGGCCGCAGGGATCATCAGGGACTACGTCCTGGAGCACCGAAGCGAGATCGACCTGGAAGGGGACGAGATACGTGCTACTGAAGAATCAATTGCCTGAGGAGATCACCCTGACCTTCAGGGACGGTACCAAGCTAGTGGTGCCTGCGAACACGACCATCAAGGTGCACCTCGGCCTGTTCTGCGAGCCGACCCTATCGTTTGCGCAGACGCCGACTGGCGGCAAGGTGGACTTGGATTGGGGGCCGAGGGTGAAGAAGAAGATCACGACGGTGAAGCGGGCCAATCCATAAGGAGGCAAACATGACCCGCGCACTCAGCATGACCGACCAAGACATCGCCGACCGGATAGAGGGACTCCACCGGCTGACCTACATCAACCCAGGCCAAATAAATGCTATGCTGCGAGCGATGCGCGCGCTTCTAGATGGCATTGAAGAGGAGCTTGGCGTCATCGTCAAGGACAGGCTGTGGGTGCTCCGCAGCGATTACGAGCGGTTGAAGGACGGGGGAGAGAACCTGGCTATGACCCTTCGCCGGTCGAAGATAGGCCCAGAGCCTACGGCGGACGAAGTCGAGATCGAAGTCACCGTGCGGGAGGTGAAGCATCGTGGCGGAGATACGGAAAACCTACAAGATCAAGCTGACCCCGCGTGAGGCGCGGATCGTCTCGCAGGTGGTCGGGGACATCCACGACGACAACACGGAAAGCCTGCGCGGCGGCGAGTACATCTGGAAACCCCAAGGCGAGATGCGCGAGCGGGTCAAGGAAGAGTCGGCGGCCCTGAGGCGGGTGCGGGACGCCCTGCGGCGGCAGATGCCGGAGGAGGACGAATATGGCGCATGATCCGCAGCAGTGCGAGTACACGATGCGCGGGATGCAGTGCAGAAAAGGAGCGGAATACCTCGTGATGACCCAGGTACCGCCATATGCCGAGACGTTCGTTTGCCGCCGTCATTTGGCCATATACGTCGACCAGCTGCTCAGTGCCCAGCAATGTCCTGTGCTGGTGCGCAGGCACCACGACTGGACGTGGAGTTGAAATAGGAGGCATGTTGTGGGGCCTGAATTCGATAAAGGGAGACAACTCTGCTGCGACCACGAGAAGGCACTGCGGGACGCCCGCTTCAACGAGAACGTCGCCTGGGCGGCTGCTTGGACGAGCGTGCTTGCCTTTAGCGCGTTGGCTGTGGTCTTCGGGTTGTGGGCGTTCGTGTTTTGAGGGAGGCGAGCAATGACTGAGCGTAAGGAGCGGAAGATCGAGAAGCCCGACCGAGTGCGGATGGGCATCGACGTCGATCAGATCATCAGCGCCAACGACGAGTCGGACATCACCAAGGATCAGGTGATGGAGTTCATCGACAAGTACATCGAACTCGTAGGGAGCTTCGGCTGGAGCAGCGGCGGCGGATTCACCTTGCTCGACATCAACGAAGACAGCCACGTCTTCTCGCTCGCGGGCTGGGTCATCGCCGATCACGTCGAGCGGATCAACAATGGCGAAGAGATGCCAGCTATCATCTGGCCGGACAAGGCCCTCGACGACGACATCCCCGTGCTCGTGACGGCGGAGCGCCGAAAGGTGAGAGCGTGAGTATCGGTTGCGACTTCCGCGCTGGTCACGAGCAGGGTTACGATGACGGCATGGTCGAGATGCGGGCGCGAGTCAGGGCGAAGGTGCTCCCCGCCCTGCGGACGGCACTCAACAAGCTAAAGCCGCTTCATGGTAAGATAGCGGTGGACAGCCGGATGAAGACGGCGAACGACATCGATGTGGAGAGCACCATACGGATACTGGAGGCGGCGATAGAGGAGGTCGGCGATAGATGAGCAAAGGAAGTCATGAGTCACATGGGGTATCCTGGCCTAAGTGCCAGTTCGTCTACCACAGGGGCTACGGTGCCGAACAGTGCCCCCGCGACGCCGTTCTGGTGATTACGGGCCTGGTCGACGAAGATAGGGCGTTGGCATGCAGCGAACATGCCTACGATATGATTGTCCACGTAGGCACGATATTCCGAGACGAGGTCGATGAGGATGGGCCGGTGCTGGTGCGCAAGCTGAAAGAGCCGCCGCAGCCTGGTCGAGACGGTTAAGGAGGCTGAGGAATGAACGAGGTACTTGTCAGAGAAGCTCTGGAGGCGGCGAAGAGATATCTAGAGGGCACCTACGACGCGAACCATCCCGCAACGCAGGCGTACTGGGTACTGTTTCAGGTCGTCATGGCGCTGGAAGAATTGAAGGAGCCCCGCCGATGCGCGGTGTGCGGGTCGCCGGAGAGTGAGGACGAGACGGAAGTCCAGGTCGAGAAGCCCGACCCGCTCAACCCGATCCGCACGACGCCCGCCAACGACCCGCCCAAGGACAGGCTGGAGCGGCTTGGGGAGATGAACATAACCCCCGACCTGCTCCCGCCCGACTACCTCGGCGTGTGGGGAGACCTGCCGAAGACGGCGCTGGAAGAAAGCAGACTGACGCTTGATGCGATCGTAGCCGGTCTGGAGTCCGCGCACGGCCCCCGCGTCAGGTCGGAGTACGTGACTGGCGAGGCAGGGCCGACCTGCTCGTTCCACACATTCGAGGACGGGTTCACTTTCCGCATCGACGTCGATGGGTCTGTCGTCGGGCCGGTAAGGCCGCTGGACACGCCTGTTGTGGAGGAGAAGGAGAATACCTGCCCTGAGTGCGGCGGGTTGCTGGACACACAAGGGTTCCACTTTCGAGGGTATTGCTACGTGGAAGAGGAGTTACCCATGACAGAGCGTTACTTTTCAGGAGTGGATGTCAAGAACGCGGGGGCGCCGAGGAAGATTCATTCCTTCCCAATCGAGCCCGACGAGGAGACGACAGACTTCTGCTGCGAAGCGCATGAGGCCCTGGACAGCGTCCGACAGGCACTGGAGCTTGCCGTGCGGGGACTGGCACTCGCAGGGACGCGACTCACCGAGGAGCACTTCGATGTGAAGCAAGTTATCCCGCAGGAAGAGGAGCCGCTTCTGGCTTGCGAGGTCTGCGGGTGCGGCGGCCTGACCGCAACGGAAGACTACTGTTACGGCTGTGACCACATTGCCTGCGTGGGTTGCTGCTCGGACAACAGGTGCTGCGATCTGTTCGGGCCGCGAGGAGGCTAGTTGAGCGTCATAATCTACACAGACAAGGAAGGTGACGCCTACGGCTTCTGCTCGCGGGTGTGCATGAACTTTTGGAAGCACTACCAGGAAGACCCAGAGGGCGCGTTGCACCAGCCGCCTGAAGTGCCAGAGGAAGACGTTGTCGGTTGCTGGTGGTGCGGCTCGGACTTGATGGATCAGGAGGGGATCGAATGGCTGGGCTCGTAGTTGTTGGAATAGCAGCCGCTATGCTCGCAGGTGCAATCCCCAACGAGGTTGCTCCCGATGGGCGGCATCTCAGGGGTATTTGGAGGCGAGAGTGGCTGACGGAGTGATCGAGATAGCGCGTGTAGCGGGCGTGCCCTGTAACTGGACGGGCACCGGCTTCCGCGTCTTCTGCATCGAGCTTCGCGCCCCGACCGAGTACGTCCACGTCGCCGTCCTGGGCGACACGGACATCAGGGCTGTGGCGACGAAGGGCTTCATGGACATACGGTTGCTGGACTCCTGGGCGGACTCGATGGCTGAGATGGTGGCGGATGCCAAGACCGTGAGCCGTTCGGCAGTGAAGTGGCTCGGATGAAGAACGAAAAAACGATCATAGCAGCAGCGGTAGCGCTCCAAGTGCTTGAGCAAGTGTGGTCGTCTACCAGCCGTGTTCCGAACGCGGACGACGTGCGGGTCAAGTTCATGGCACTCGAAGACCACCTGCTAGCGCACCCTGAGGTCAGCCAGGTGGAGAGTGGGCGCCTGATGGTGAAGCGGCGCGGAGACGGAGAGTCCTACTTGTACCTGGTGGATGTGAGCCCATAGTGGAGTGGGTAGTGTTCTTCTTATCGATGGCCGCCGTCACTGGCGCGGGGTGCTACTACCTCTACAAGAGTCAAAACGAGAGGAGGTGACTTGCAGTGAGCACGGTGGCTAAGGAGGATCAAGTCAAAGCGAAAGCGGTTTTGCTGTCGGCTCTTGATGCGTTGTTTGAGATCGACCTGGCGGCGGAGGCGCAGCCCGCGCAGATAACGCTCGAAGTCGACGGCTGGGAGATTACGGCTACCAGGTCGAAGGAGACTGGATACCACATCGACCTGCACTACGTGCAGTATAGGCGGGGATCATGCTGAGCGTACCTATAGAGAAGTTCGGCAAGGATCACTGGTCGACATTCGCTTTCCTGGAGACGCGGTGCGTCGAGTATAAGGGCAGTATCGCGATCGAGAAGATGCGCTGCGATCCCGACTGGCACCCGCAATATGTGCATCTGGGCACCTTCAAGAAGTACCCGACGATCCTGCGCGGCGGTGAGGAGCTTCCAGACCACGACGATTGGGACTGCGTCGACGACTTGGAGGCGGCTGGCTTGCTGGAGCAGGTGGGCACAGGGGAGAATCCGCGAGTGCGGCTGACGCCGTACGGTTGGGGGGTCGCGGGACGCATCCGAGCGTACAAAGCGGTTGGCGGGACGTTTGCGGAGTTTGTGCCATGATCGGTATGCCAAAGCCCAACCCCCATCGGATAGTGAATGCGATGCCTCTCTGGTGGTGGGATATGCTAAAACCACAGATTTGTGCGTACCCGCCGCCATTGAGCGTTCGCTGGACATGGGAGGAAATCACGGAAACGGCACGCATAGAGGCGAAAAGGGAGCGGTAGTGATCCTGACCGACGGATGCCACGTGGTGAGCGACAGGAGCTTGGGGGAGTTATACGCGTTCGCCAACCGAGTGGGATTGAGAGCCGAATGGTTCCAGTGGCGCCGGATACCGCACTACGATATCCTGGGGGACGAGATCGCCCAGAGGGTGATCGAGCACGGCGAAGTGGAAGTCGTCAAGATACGCGAGCTTGTGAAGCGGGCAGTGCGATGGGCGGAGACCAAGAGGGAATGATGGAAATTGCTTACCACTACACGACTTACAGCCGGTGGCTGATCATCCGAGAAGAGGGGCTCCAGCCGTATCTACTGAACAAGCCGCCGATGCTTGGCGGAGACGCGCGCGGGATATGGCTTTGGCCGGAGCGCCTGGAAGGGATATCGCACCTGGGTTCTGTGCTCTGGCAGGTATGCATGAAGGCGGAAACGAGGGTAGTGCTCCTGCGCTGCCGGTACGACCCGACGACATTGGCGGGATACCCCGAACACTGGGATATTAGGCATTCGGGTTCATTAGATAATCTGGAGTTTCATAACAAGGTGCCGTGCTTGGCGGTGATACGACCCATACCGCCGGAGGACATCGAACTTGTGGAGGATTACAACCTGATGGAAATGTTCGGGGCGAAGGAGGTGGTGTGCCCGAACTAGACCGAGAGGCCCTGGCCGAGACGCCATTCACGCCGGAGGAGTTGGAGCAGATCATCTTCGCGCGGGCGAGCTTTTGGTACTTCCTGACGGTCATCTACCCCAGGAGCTTCGAGGACGAGACCTACTTCATGGCCGACGAGAAGTGGCACGGGTTCGAACTGTACGCCCTGCACGAGGAGTGGGCGGACTACACCGAGCACAACGTCCGCATCTGCATCGTCGCCCCGCGAGCGCACCTCAAGAGCACGGTCATCGGGCGGGGCTTTAGCTTCTGGCAGGTCTTTAGGGGAGCCTACGGGCTCGACGCCGACATCGACGGGGTCTACTTCAGCTACAAGGACAACCTGGCGCGCGAGCATACGGAAGCGGTCAAGAAGTACATCGAACGCAACCCGTTTACCCGCTACTGGATTGACAACAAGCCGACATCGGATAGCATGGTGGACTTCACGGTCACGTTCGACAAGAAGAGTTCGTGGCACGGCACGGTCGACCCCGCAGGCATCCTGGGCGCGGCGCGCGGGCGTCACCCGAAGTTCGTGGTCTGCGACGACATCCTGAGCGACTTCACCAAACCCTTGGAGGCGCCGGAAATCTTGAGGATCAACCGCGTGTTCCGCCAGGTGGTGATGAGCATGCCGCAGATCACGCAGCCGCTCATCCTGATCGGGACGCCCCAGGCCGACAACGACATCCTGCACCTGCTCAAGGACGACCCCGACTGGGTGTGGCGCGAGTACCCCGCCGAGAAGAACGACGGCACCACGCAATGGCCGGAGGCGTTCGACCTGGTGCGGCTGGGCAAGATACGCGACCAGATCAAGGACATGGCCTACAGCGTCGAGTACATGCTGAAGCCGGTCGTGCTGGCCGACCTGAAGTTCCCGCCCGAACTGGTGAAGGCGAGCGTGAACGAGAACGCCAAGCGCTGGAGCCTGGACGAGCCCTTCGACAACACGGAGGGCATCCCGATCTACGGCGGCATGGACGTGGGGAAGGAGGCGCACCCTTCGCACATCAGCATCCTGGCCCTGCACCCCGATACCAGTGACCTGATCCAGATTTTCGAGATGTGGCTCGACCATCTGGAGTACAACAAACAGGCCAAGCTGGTGAACCGGATCATCGAGCACTTCGGCGTGGGCAAGTTCCTCTACGACTCGACGCGCGCCGAACTGGACGACCGGCGGCTGAGCAAGCGGGCGCACGGGCAGAAGTTCAAGAGGAACATCAAGGCCCACATGATGAACCTGTTCGAGGCGCGTTTAGCGCCCCAGCCGGACGAACCTGGTATAATACTGCTAGGCCCCAAGGAGAGCAGGCAGGTGAGGCAGATCAGCGCGGTCAAGAAGGACTTGAGCGCCTACGAGACCGAGGAGGGGCATGCCGACAGCGCCTGGAGCAACGCCCTGGCCATCTACGCGGCTGAGTCAGGCCCAACCTTCACCGACCTGGGGGACGTGGGCGAGATCTTCGGAGGGAGGCGATGAGAACGCGGCCAATTGATATCTTGTGGCGGATTCGTCGAGCGTGGCGGTCTTTCTTAGGTTGCATACCGCCTTACAGGGTATGGAAGATGCGGCAGACCAGGCAAGTCTTGATAAGGTTTGTGAGGAAGTAATGCCTACGGGAGCATATGAGCACAGAAAAGGGTTCCGACTCACCGAGGAGCACAAGGCGAAGATAGGTAAGTCCATGCTGGGGAATCAGAATTTCGCGGGGCATCGCCACACTACGGAAGCGGTCGATAAGATACGCGATTCTCACATGGGCAATCAATACAGCCTGCGGCACGGTCATGATCGTTATGGACAGAGGAGTCCGACATATTGTACTTGGTCTATGATGAGAGATCGTTGCGGCAATCCGAACAACCCAGGTTACGATCGTTACGGCGGAAGGGGCATTACTGTTTGTGATAGATGGCAGCTTTCTTTCGAAGCTTTCTTGGAGGATATGGGAGAGCGCGAAGAGGGTCAGTGTATCCATCGCATTGACAACGACGGCAACTACGAGCCAGGGAACTGCGAATGGCTGCTGAAGGGCGAGCACAACAGCCTCCACAACAAGAAGAGGCCGAACTATAAGAGGACGCGGAGGGCGTCGTGAAGATAGGTGCCAATCCCGCCCCCAAGACGGTGGCTGTGGACTTCGACGGCGTCTTGGCCGATTACCACGGCTGGAAGGAAAAGGATGTGCTTGACCCGCCTGCCCCTGGAGCACTAAGGTTCGTGCAGCGGGTGCTGGATGCTGGATACCATGTGGTCGTACACACCACGCGCAATAAGCGCCGCGTTGAGGCGTGGCTGACATTCTGGCACTTCCCGCCCCAGGTGATGGTGTCGAATGATAAGCCTAAGGCGATGGTCTACATCGATGATCGCGGGCACCGGTTTGATGGGGATTGGAACGCTGCGTTTGACGCTATAGAACAGCCGACGCATTGGGCAAAAGAAGGATGAGGATGAGCGAGTCGTGCGTGTGCCATGTCGGGCCGCATAAGTACAGGCTTCCCTATCCACCGCCTGTATACATTAAGGTGCCAGTTTTGCCGATCACGTTCGAGGTAGTGGACGAGGTGACGTGCGTGAGCGTGCCGCTTGAGATGGAGACATGGATACAATCCTTTGAGGTCGTTTCCGAACCAATGCGGGAGCACATCGTGTACTATAAGCAGTGGGATTAGGAAAGAGGAAGACTTGGAGGAATGGAGACGGGGAAATGAGTCAGCTACGGCTGCCCAAGACTAGCACTGAGTACGAGGAGGAGATCGCCCGCCTGCGGAAGCAGCACGAGGAAGAGATCGCGGTCTGGCGGGCGCGGGCGCTGGCGGCGGAGCAGGAACGGGACGATCTTGAGGACGGCGTGCTGTGTGCCGTTTGCTTCGTGATAGGGCACGCTCCGGACGAGAACTACAACGGTTTGAGTTGCGACGTGCCGTGCTTGCGCTGCGGCGCGTACGTGGACATGCGCCCGAAGGAGGAAACCAATGGCTGACAGGAACACGCTGATGCTGCTCGAAGCGATTCGCCTGGAGATCAGGGCACTGATCGAGGCGGGCATAGGGATTCCCCATAACCAGGGCCGAGTGCGCGAGCTTCAGCGGCGCGGCAACTCGCTGTCCCGCATGGGCTTCGACGGGGTGAATCTGGCGGCGGACGAGAAGGAGGCGCTGGGATATGAGTAAGTCGATGCGCACTGTGGACGCCATCCGGTGCAGCGCGGGAGTGATGGAGGGCTGCGACACGATCAGCTTGTTGGAGAAGAAGATAGGCGTCCCCTCGCCGAGGATTCCCCACCGGCGGCGATGGCCTTGGGATCGGTTGAGGGAATGGTTGTACGCGCGGCGGTTCCGGAAGGCGCTGN